GAAACATTTTTGAAAACTAAGGAGGATAAGATGAAAAAAATAATACAAAAGCTCGTGTGTTATCAATGCGAACGTTGGTTTCCTAAAATACTAGCAACATATTTTCCATTTGGAATGAGTGATGATGATGATCCATTTAGACCGTTATGTCCGGCATGTTCTGATTTAATTGAAGCGGTCACTGAATAACAAAAAAAAATAAAAATCGAAAGGAGAAAGACTATGAGTAATGAAGGCCAACTAATTGCATTATCGATTATTTTTTTAGGAATATTTGGAATAGCCATGGGAATTATTCAGTGGGTATTTCGAATTAACAAAATAGTTAGTGAATTGGAACAAATTAGAAAAATTTTAGAAGATAACAATCCTTTGAGTCGATTTTCAAAGATTTAATAAAAAGAAACATAATAAAATATCATCTGCAGAAGGAGGTTTACATGAGAGAAAAAGTAACAATAGAAATTATGTCTGATGGAACAGTAAAAGTTGAAGCTATAGGTTTTGTAGGTCAGAAGTGTGTTAAAGATTTGATTTGGTTAGATGATATTTTGGGTAAAGCAAAGTCAAGAATTTTTAAAGATGATTATCGTAAAGTAGAGGGAGTAAAAATTTACGGATAGGAGAAAGTATGGAAATTCAATTAGAAATTTATGGAAATGAAGTTTCAACAGATTGGTGGACTCCTGAAATAAAAGAATTATTTTGTAATCTATGTGAAGAAAAAACTTGTGACCACATATTATGTTCAATTTCAAATCCCTGGTGTGGATAATTCTTGATCAATTTTTTGTTCTAATAAAGGAAGGAGAAAATATGAAATTAGGAGATGAGGTTAAAATTTCTTGGAATGGAAGGCTTGGAAAAATTGTGGCAATCCATGGTTCTGTTTATCCATTTCACTGGATGGTTGAACTCGACTCTAGAAAAAGACTTCTTTTTCGTGGTGATGAATTAGAAGTTTTGGAAGGGGGATCTCATGTGGGAAACTTGTCAACGATTAACGAAATGTAAAACTTGTGGAAGACACATGGTAAAAGGTGAACGAAGATATAAAACTCTGCTTAGACAAGGTAGATAACCTAAAAAGGAGAATGATATGAAAAATGAATCTATGAATTTTGATTTGTATAAGGCTGGTGTTGTAGCTGATTTATCCTTTTCAATCTGGGGTGCCGCAACTCAGTTGAAAGCTGAAGATTTGGGGTTAGAAAACATTCCTAAAGATAAGATTTCTTTAGGTCATAAACGTCTATCAAAGAAGGAAAGATTGGAGTCGATTTGGTCAATTCGTCAAAAAGCGTGTAATGTTTTAATTCAAAATTCGTTTTCGTTTCCATTTGGGTCAGCAAGGTTTGTTCCTTATGCTCGTTTACAGGATACTGTGGAGAAAATAAGACTTTTTGAGGAGGATTTTTATTTTGAGGTAAGAAAATTTCTTGAGGGTTATGAACAGGATAGAAGTCAAATGCTTGATGAGTATGAAGGTATGTTTGAAGAAATTCTTTCCAAGAAGTATTCTGGGGAGATATTACAGCGTAAGAAGGAGATTGTTCTTTCTAAATTAAGGGATAAGTTTCCGCTAAAGGAAGATTTGGGGAAAAAGTTTAAGTTTGAATTAGATTTATTTGAAGTAACGTCTCCTGAATTTTCTAAACTTGGGACTGATGCTGCTTTAGGCAAAGCAGAAATGGAGAATCTTTATCGGGAGAAAGTAAGTCAGAAGTTAGATTTATTTTTAGAAGAAGTTGTTTCTCGATTAAAGTACATGGTTTTAAAGTCAGTTAAGAACATGAAAGAAAGAACAGAAAAAGATTGTCTTAGTATGAAAACCATAAATTCATTTAAAAAGTTTGCTGAGTCTTTTAAGTCAATGGATTTTGTGGATACTGAGATAATTCAACATATAAGTCAGCTTGAAGAAAAGTTGGATAGTGTTAGTAAGAGTGACTTGTCTAATGAATCGTTTAAAGATGCTTTAAACTTAGAAATAAAGAGTCTTGAGGAATCAGTTATGTCAGTGGATATGGATAAAGTTCTGGGAAGGTTTAAGCGAAATTTAAGAGTAACTCAGAACTGAACACTTTAAGCTTTTTGAAAGGAGAAAAATATGTTATTCATGAGATCACCTAAAGCAAAAGACTATGAAATCTGTAAAAGAAAAACGAAGTGTGAACAGTGCGGTTCTGTTATGCGAAAGGGAGACAAAAGATCTCGTACTTATGAAAGAAGAGGGAGGTGGATTAAATACGTATATAAATGTAATGTATGTGATCCAGAACGGCGACCTGTTGAGGGAAAAGAGAAGTTCCTGAAGCAGCTCATCGAAGTGGAAACACGGATTCGCGAGGAAGTAAAGTCATGGACAGTTATTGAACCGTCAGCAGTTCGTTTTGGAAGGATGTTAAGACCGATCTTAATTAAGAAAGGAGATTGATATGATCGAAGAAAGTGGGCAACAAAAATTTGAAAAGAATTTTGATTATATGTATAAAGCGTGCATTTCTGTTATTTGGGTCAGAACTTATGAAGAAGCACGAGCTCTAAAAATCATAAATAAGATTGTGAAGACGAGTAAAGGCTCTCTTCAGTATTGGGATTTCAATGGCGAAATTATTCAGTATATTGATTCCGAAGACCAGCCTGCTTCTCCGATAAAGAAAACTGCAGATGATCCTTCAAAGTTATTTAGTATATTTGCTAGTTCTTCCTATCGTGAAACTACTGTATTATGTGTGCTGGATTTTAATTACCATATGGAAAATCCAGCTGTTATTAGAGGATTAAAAAATTCTCTTGACATTCTTAAAAACGTGGGTAAGATTGTTGTATTTATTTCTCCTGACCTTAAAATTCCTATAGAGTTAGAAAAAGTTATCAGCGTTATTGACTTACCTTTTCCTGAAAGAGCGGAATTAAGAGAGTGTCTAGATTTTATTATAAGCTCTTCTAGGGACACAGAATCACTAATTTCAAATGATGTAAAGGAAAAAGTTATTGATGCAGCTTTAGGGTTAACATACCAGGAGTCAGAGGATGCATTTTCGTTGGCAATTATTAAAAATTTTAATCTAGATGGTGATTCCATTAAGACGGTTTTAGATCAGAAATGTCAGATTTTAAAGAAGGATGGTATTTTGGAGTATATTGATACGAAGGATAAATTGGAGGATATTGGCGGGTTAGATTCTTTAAAAGAATGGCTGATTCAAAGAGAATCAATTTTTAGTGGGCCTGCTCGCCAATTTGGTCTGCCGTCTCCAAAGGGAATTCTTTTAGTTGGTATTAGCGGCTGTGGGAAATCTGCAATTGCAAAAGCCTGTGCTTCTAATTGGCAGATTGGTCTTTATAGATTGGATGTCGGCAAAGTTTTTACAAAACTTATGGGCGAGTCAGAGGGTAAAGCGAGAAAGGTTACAGAAATTGCTGATGTAGTTGCCCCTTGTATTTTGTGGATCGATGAAATAGAGAAGGGAATGGCTGGTGCGAATTCATCTGGAGAATTAGACTCTGGTGTTACCTCAAGGGTTATGGGGACGCTTCTTACTTGGATGCAAGAAAAAACGAGTCAAGTATTTATTGTGGCTACAGCTAATGATGTATCCAAGTTACCTCCAGAGTTACTAAGAAAAGGAAGATTTGATGAAATATTTTTTGTGGATCTTCCAAACGAGGCAGAGAGATTAGCTATTGCAAAAATTCATGTATGTAAACGTCCTTATGAAGAGGATGGGAAGTTAATTCAAAGAAATTTAAAGCCAGATGAATTTAAAAACATTGCTATTGAATCTGCTAATTATACTGGTGCAGAGATTGAACAGGCAATTGTGCAAGGTCTTACGGTTTGTTTTTCTGAGGGTAGTAGAAAATTAACAGGTGATGATGTTGTTAAGGCGCTAAAACAAACAGTGCCTTTGTCGGAAACGATGAAAGATAAAATTGAATCTTTAAGAAGTGAATGGGGTGAGGGTAAAAAAGCCCGATTGGCTTCTGGAAAGGCAACGACAAAGTCGGGGAAGGATCCAGTTTATTTAAGGAGATTGGCGGCAAGTGAAAAGTAGAAAGTTTGATTCTAAGAAGGAGATTGAGGTATCAGGTAGATTTAAACGAAATTTAAGGTTGAAAATACCGAAAACTTAGGAGGATAAAATTATGATATTCTACCCACCAAAACCAACCCTTATTTCAATTGATCAGCCTTTATTTAGTCAACTGAACGATGATCTAAATGTTATTGCTGAGTTGAAATATAATGGAAACAATTTAGTTCTTCATAGATTTGAGGATGGTAGATTTGAATTTTGGAATCGTTATGGATTAAAGTTTAACTATGAACCTTCGAAAGAAGTTTTAAGTGACCTTCAAAACATGAGTTGGGCTGGTTATTGTGTAGTTAATGGAGAGCTTAGACACAATAAAGTTAAAGGAATTAGACATCATATAGTATTGTGGGACATGTTTATATCTAATGGAGTGAGTTTAAAGTCACTTCAGTTTAGAGAAAGGAGGGCAGAATTAGAAAAACTTTTTGGTAGTAAACAAGAAAGTGTTACACCAACAGAATTTTATTTATCTGACTTTAAGAAAGTTTTTGATGAATATACGAAATTACCAGAAATAGAGGGTTTAGTTATGAAAAAATTGGATGCAAAACTGGAACTGGGTTATACATCTAGTCCGACAGTAAAATATATGTTTAAAGTTAGAAAATCAAACGGAAGTTACAAATTTTGAAAGGAGTGAATATGAGATATATTGAAATTGTTAAAGAATGGAATGAGATAGCTGATGGATATAATCAGTGGGATGTTCTTGGAGAAGATGAAAAGGTTGAGTTCGCATTTAGACTTGGATTTAGACGTGGAATTTCTGGGGCTAACTTTATTGAAAAAGAATGGCTCTACAGAAAGGAGGAAGAAAAATGAGTGGAGGATATTTTGATTATCAAGAATATAGAATAAATGATATCGCAGAATCAATTAGATTAGAATATATTAAAGGTCAAAGATCTTCATATTCAGAGGGTGAGTTTAAGAAAAAACTTCCAAAGGAAATTTTGGCAGAAATGTTTGATCTTTATCAGTCATTAGAATTGTCATATAAAAGAATCCATGATTTAGATTATTTTTTAAGTGGTGATCATAGTGAAGATACGTATTTAAAGCACATATTATGTATAGGTAAGAATCTGTGTTTATATACACTTGATGATTTGGAATGGTGAAAAAATGAAAAAAAGGAAAAAAGACGTGGAAGAAGATTGGGAAGTTTGCCCGGCTTGTCAAACAAATTTATTTGTTATTTATGACGGAAAACGTTATTCTAGATTAATTGGTATAGAAGATCCTCTTTTATATGATGGGGTTTCCTTTTGGCAATGTCCAGATTGTGGTTTAAGGTGGAATAGATGGACGAAGAAGGAAGTGATCTATGAAAATGAAAACTATGTTCTATACTACCAGCCAAAAAAATAACTATGAAAAATGAAAGGAGAATGAAATGAAAGTAGGTGGAAATTACGGACCAGTTATTTCAGCGTGGGCATTTAGTTCAAGTGCCGGAACAACAGTTTATGAAACGCAACTTCATGCAGATGGTTTATTAACTTGCAACTGTCCGGGATGGATTATGCATAGCAATAGAATCTGTAAACATACAAAAGGAGTGAGTGATTTAGCAAGCAGTATTTTTCAGAAACATTCGGATCCTGTTTGGCAGCAAAAGGATAGTGTAGTTTTGAAAAATCCAAAATATGGTACTACTAATTTTGGCAAAAAAAGGTTGTTTAGGATGGTAGAAGTGGGGTAGATGCTTTGGAGAGGTTCCCGAGCGGCCAAAGGGGAATATAAATCTGTTGGCGATGCCTTTGGAGGTTCGAATCCTCCCCTCTCAATCTTATTAAGGAGGTTTAACATGAAACAAGAAATTCAACAAATAGTAAATAAGTTACAATCTTGCAAGGATGCTTATTATAATCTAGGTAAATCTGTTATAAGCGATGATGAATTTGATCATCTTGAGGATGAGTTGAGAGGATTAGATCCTGATAATGATTATTTTACGATAGTTGGTACTGGAAATATAAAGGAAAAAGTAAAGCATGCAATACCAATGCTATCTTTACAAAAGGGTAAAACAGTTGATGATATTTTAGTCTGGATAAAGAAAATAGAGATTCAGAATGAAGATTTTATCGTTCAATCTAAGGTTGATGGTTTATCGTGCTCTGTGGTTTATGAAAAAGGTAAGTTGGTAATGATAAAAACAAGAGGTGACGGAAATGTAGGGCAAAATATTACTCACATTTCAAAATTTACTAATATTCCAAATAAAATTAATCTAAATAAAATTAATAGAGTGGTTCCTATCGAAGTTCGGGGAGAGTTGTATCTTCCTAAAAATACATTGTTATCAAATCCAGAAAATAAGCCGTTAAGAAATCTTGCAGTTGGGCTCATTAATAGAAAAGATAATGGATTAGAAGATTTACGTTATCTACATTTTGTAGCTTATCAGACAGAATTTAATTTGAGATATTTGACGAGTGTAGAATCTTATAAAATGAAATGGCTTATAGAAAATAATTTTGAGACTGTTTGGTGGAAGTTATTTAGCTTAGAAAGTCTGAAGCAAAACTATAGAATGTTAAGACCTATTGAAAAGCCAATTAATTCTGATTTTATAACTGCATTATATAATTTGTATCTTAATGAATTAAGGGATAGTTGGAACTATGAATCTGATGGTTTAGTTTTTACTGTAAATAATAATAAGTTTTGGGGAGAGATTGATTCTAAGTATGAAGTTTCTCATCATCATCACTATAATATGGCTTTAAAACCACCTTCGCAAGGTAAAGAAACTGTTTTAGAGGGAATTGAATGGAATGTTTCAAGGCAGGGTAAAGTCATTCCTGTAGCTTTAGTTAAAACAGTTGTTTTAGGTGGTTCAAATGTTTCCAGATGTACTTTAAATAATTATGAAAACGTTTTGAAATTAAGACTTAATGTAGGGGATAAAATTTTTATAGAAAGAGCAGGTGATGTTATTCCATTTTTTAAAAATAATCTTTCTATGGATAGTAATAGAAAATCGAATCTTATACCTGAATGTTGCTCGTCTTGTGGTGGTAAACTATTAGAATCAGGGGTTCATTTGGTATGTTTAAATGACGAGTGTGAAGAACAACAGATTCTTAAAATAGTTCATTGGGTTAAGTGCTGTGAAATGGAACAGTTTTCAGAAGCATCGGTTCGCGCCCTATTTAAGGTTGGATTACTTAGAGATATAGTTAGCCTTTATTCACTTAAGGCAAAGGATTTTGAAAGCGTTGAAGGATTTGGGTCTAAAAAAATAGAAAATGCTTTAAATCAAATTGATTCTACTAGATATATGTCTATAGGACAGTTTGTAGATAGATTAGGTATTGACCTCGTTGGCGAAAAGGCAATGAAAAAATTAGGGATAACCACAGTGGAACAATTGTTGAATTTTAATGATTCTACATTTGTTATTGGCAGAAATTTAATGGAGTATCTTTCTGAAAATAAATCCTATGTAAAAAAACTTTTACAGATAGTGAAAATTCAAAAACCACAGGAGGTTAAAATGGGAGCTAGAAATGTATGCATGACAGGAAAGGGACCTAAAACAAGAAACGAATTGATAGTTGAAATTCAGAAAAAAGGAGATACATTTGTAGATCATGTTGGTAAAGAAACAAATATTTTAGTGTGTGAAGATCCTAATTCTAATTCTTCTAAGTTACAAAAAGCACAGAAATTTGGTGTAAAATTAATGAGTTATTCTGATTATTTTGGAAGTTGAGCATTACATTTGAATCTGGTATGATCTACCAAAGAAAGGAGAAAAAAGAAATGATTAGAGATTTAGAGTCTTGGGAGATTCGGTTAGCTGAAGAATTACCTGTGAAGGAAGAAGTTGATTATTTTGCACATCTTGTTTCCTTAGATGTACCTCGTCCCACTGATTGGTTGAAATATGGAGTAGTGTGTATGCACGATGATGGTTATTTTTGTGAGCATAGAAGAGATTTCCTTGGAAAGTTTATAGCTGAGGAGTTGGCCATAAGGACTACGGAGGTTATCAAGGAGGTGGATGCTGCCTGGAGCGAAGTATCGTCTAATATAGAAAAGCATTTTTTTAAGGATTTCCAGTATGGCAGACTGGTAAATGTGAAGAAACGGTTTGGACGTTCTTTCGCAGTAGAATAGAAGCTTTTTTAAAAAATAAAAACCCGAAAGGAGGATAAAGTTAAGATGGTAATGACTGGAACGATATATCGAGGATCACGAATAGCAGCACAAAATCAGGCAGGAGTAGAAGTTATGTGTCTTGAGTGTCTTAAACCAACTCAACTTGAAGCAGTAGATTATTCTTTTGATGATGGATTTGGTGGCGTTATCGATTGGAAAGTTGAGACTGAGTGTTGTGGTACGAATGATTACAGGAATCAGGGATGTGATGGTTGTGGTGAAATGTTGTCTTTGTCAAAGTTTGAGGATTGTTTGTATTGTGAAAAATGTTTTGGGGAGATGATTGATTTGTTCACACGCAGGGCCATTGTCCATGATCTATGAAAGGAGGTAGCTATGAATTTTAATCCATTTTGGGCTGGTTTTATTATAGGAAGTTTCATCAGTGTATCTATTTGTGTTGTGATTTTTGGATTTCTATTTAGTGTGTTAACGGAGGTGAAAAAATGGACTTGAATTTCAAAAATAAGAAAGTAATTAATATTACTAAAGAATATTTTGAGACAGAAGATGAGAAGTGTTATTTTTTTGGTGGCATGGGACATGATGCTACTGAACTTTTGCGACGCAACTTAGAGGAAAATGCTTTCTTTGAATCTAAGGAGAAGTATCAAAATCTTCTAGAAAGCATAAATGAGGCATATTTCGAGGTTGATCTTAAAGGTAATTTTGTATTTTTTAATAATGCATTGGTGAATATTCTGGGATATTCTAAGGATGAACTGATTGGGATGAACAACAGAGACTATATGTCTCCAAAATCAGCTAAGGAAATCTTTTCTGTTTTTGAACAAATTTATAAAACAGGAAAATCAGTAAGAAAGTTTGGTTATGAAGTGATTAAAAAAGATGGAACTCATAATTTTCATCAATTGACAGCATCTTTAATGCTGGATAAAAAGGGCAATCCAATTGGATTTCGGGGTATTGGTCATGATGTCACTGAGTTAGTCCAGGTAGAGGGGGTTCTGTTAGAAAGTGAGAAGAAATATCGAACGATTCTTGAAAACATTGAGGAGGGCTACTTTGAGGTGGATATTGCCGGTAATTTCACCTTCTTTAATGATTCTCTGTGCCGAATGTTGGGTTACTCCAAAGATGAAATGATGGGTATGGGTAACCAACAATACACAGATCAAGAGGAACGTAAAAAATTGTTTCGAGCCTTCAATAAAGTTTACAAAACAGGGGAACCCACTAAAGAATTCGATTGGGAGATTATTACAAAAGATGGGATGAAACGATATGTTGAGACCTCGGTATCTTTACTAAAAAATAGTTTAGGTAAATCGATAGGGTTTTATGGTATTGTTAGAGATGTTACTAATCAGAAGTTGAAAGTCGATAAGATTTTAAATGAAAAAGAAGAGAGGTTTCAAAACTTCGCTGAATCATTACCTTTAACTCTTTTTGAGATGGATAGAAACGGAAAATTGATATATGTAAACAGAAAAGCATTTTCGTTATTCAGATATACAAAGGAACAGTTTGAACGAGGTCTGAATGGTTTTGATTTGATAGTACCTGAAGATCGAGAACGTATGCAAATTAATGTAAATAATATTATTAATGGAGGAGTCACAACTCCAGCAGAATATTCTTTATTTAGAGGTGATGGCAGTAGATGTTTTATTCGTATGCATAGTTTGCCAGTATTTACTGATGGTGAATTAACGGGATTTCAGGGATTTATTATGGATATTACGGATCGTAAGCAACTTGATATGGCATTACAGGAGAGTGAAGAGAAGTATAGAATAGTTGTTGAGAAAGCTAATGATGCTATTGTGATATTACAGGACGGTGTTGTTGAATTTTCAAATACAGGCTTTACAAATATGTTGGGTTATACAGTTGAAGAAGCTAAGGGTATGCCTTTGAAAAACTTTATTATATCTGAAAGTTTGGAATTGGTATTAGAAAGATATAAGAAGAGAATGTTAGGTAAAGAACTTTCTCCATTATTTGAAATTATTTTAGTGAAAAAAAGTGGGGAAAAAATAGTTGTTGAAACAAGTGGGAGTATCATTCATTTGCAGGGAAAGCTGGCGGATGTAGTTATTATCCGTGATATTACTGAGCAAAAGAAGCTTGAGAAGATTTTGCTGGAATCAGAACGTTTAGCTGCAGTTGGGGAAATGTCTATAGGAGTTGCACACGACTTTAATAATAGTCTTCAGATGATTTTTGGGAATTTGGATCTGGCATTACTAAGTCCGGATCTTTCTCAAGAAGTAGTTACTTTTATCAACTCTTCTAGAAGAGCGGCTAAGGATGCCGCAGCTCGGGTTCGGCAGCTTCAACGATTTGCTCAAAAAGAACAAAATAATGTATATAAATCTTTAGACTTGCATGACATTCTGAATGAAGTTACTCTTCAACTTCGTCCTTTATGGAAAGATAGTGCTGAAAAGAAAGGGTTGACATTTTCGATTCAGAAATCATTTGGAAAAATAGAGCTTATTGATGGAAATGAAGGGGAACTTACTAGTGTTTTCCATAATGTTATTAAGAACGGGCTTGAAGCAATGCCTAATGGTGGAAAGATAGTTCTGGAAACCAGTATTGAAGATAACGAAATTTGTGTTAGAATTTCTGATACTGGTATAGGAATGCATGAGAGCATCATAAAACGTATTTTTCAGCCATTCTTTACAACCAAAGGTTTTGAAGTAGGCAGGGGTCTCGGAATGAGTGCTGTTTTTGGAATTGTTAGAGATCATGGTGGAAAAATATTTGTTAAAAATTCAGAGATTGGTAAAGGAACAACAATGGAGTTAACATTTCCATTAGGAGTGAAGAAATTTCAAAAAGAAAAGAAAGCTGCTATTTCTAAAACTGCTAAAGTGTTATGGGTAGATGATGAGGTAGAATTGAGAAATATAGGTAAAATGTTTTTAGAAATTTTGGGATATTCTGGTGATGTAGCTGGTAGTGGAAAGGAGGCCCTGGAATTGCTTAGAAGAAATAAGTATGATTTGATGATTACGGATATAGGAATGCCAGAGATGAATGGTTGGCAATTAGCTGAAGAGATTAAGGATAAATATCCTATGAAGGTTGCAGTTATTTCTGGTTGGGGCTCTTCGGGTTTTAATGAGGAGAGATCAAAGTATAATGTAGGATATATTCTTGGAAAACCAGTTGGCATAGAAGAAATAAAGGATTTAGTTTCAAAGGTATTTGAATGATCTTTAGTGGTGGATAAATTTTCCATCACTTTTAAGGAGGTACTATGTCTTATCTATCAATAGATAATCTTTACAAAAATAGAGATATTTTTCTTTTTAAAGAGTGCTATGCTATGGAAAAGATACATGGGACATCAGCACATATTTCATGGAAAACTGATGGTAGTTTAAGCTTTTTTGCAGGGGGTGCTAATCACGCACAGTTTAAATTATTATTTAATGAGGATTTTTTAAAAGAAAAGTTTCTTTTCAATTTTATCAAGAATGAGATCGTTGTATTTGGGGAAGCCTATGGAGGAAAATGTCAGGGCATGAGTAAGACTTACGGTCCTAATTTAAAGTTTGTTGCTTTCGAGGTAAGGATTGACGAAATATGGTTAAATGTGCCTAATGCTGAATCTGTGGCACTAACACTAGGATTAGAATTTGTTCACTATAGGAAAATAACAACGGATATTCAAGATTTAGATAAGGAGCGTTTAACTCCTTCAGAGCAGGCCTTTAGGAACGGTATATCGGATAGAAATAATTCAGATTCCTGGAAAATGAGAGAGGGTATTGTTTTAAGACCGTTATATGAGTTTACTAAAAATGGTAATAGGGTTATTTCTAAGTATAAAAATGAAGAGTTTAGTGAAACTAAAACTCCTCGTCCTATTGATAGCAATAAATTAAAGATTTTAGATGAAGCAGATGAAGTAGCTATCGAATGGGTTACTCGGATGAGGCTGGAACATGTTTTGGATAAGTTGAGAAGTGAACTGCAAACAGAAGTCTCTATAGAACACATGGGACTTATTATAAAAACTATGATTGAAGATATATCCAGAGAAGGGGTAGATGAAATAATAAATTCTAAAGAAGTTAGAAAGGCAGTTGGAAAAAGAACGGCAATTCTTTTTAAAGAAAAATTAAGTCGAGAACTGAAAGGAGGTGTAGGATGAAAACGGAAACTTTTGAAAAAGCAGAACCGCTGTTCTATATTGGAAATGTGGCAAATGCAATATCATTATCAGATAACGTAGAATTGAGTTGTGACCAATATTTATTGGCCATCAACTCGAATGATTGGTTATACCATAGCGGGAGGGGAAATGAAAGAGACTAAGACCAAGAAAAATAACGGACTATCAAATGTCCGCTCGAATGACTTGTTATCGGAGGTTGATTGTTGTTTTGTCTGTAAGGAACGATCATGGTTTACCCTCGGTCCAAGTAGGCATTTAATTTTCTATGGTTGTGATCTGTATTCTACAGATGAAGTCAGCATAAATGTAATGCCTAATAACAAGTGTATAAATTTCAGTCACCGATAACAACTGATTATACAGATCCAGTAATTTGTTAGCTTGCAGATAACGCAACCGAATAATAAAGCGTAATCCAGAAATGGATTGAGTTGTTGAAAGACAACTCCAGCTCTGACGGTGAAACTTCCGTAGTATTTGCAAGCTAACGTTTGAGCTCAGCGGCGGATGGTTTGATAGATCGATTCTGTAGGGGGTCTATAGAAAAATTAAACCGAAGTCTAACATAGGATGAAAGGAGAATAGTATGAAAATTAGAACAGGATTTGTAAGTAACAGTAGTTCGATTAGCTTTATGTGTCATGTGTGCGGTAATATAGAAAGTGACTGGGATTTATGTTTAGAGGATGCATATATGTTTGTATGTAAAAATGGTCATACTGTTTGTGATAGTCACGTATACAAGGAGCTTAAGGACAAGCTTGATGATAGATATTCTACTCCCATAGAATTTTGTCCTATATGTAATTTAGATACTCTTTCGAATGATCTTGTTCTAAATTATCTCTTGAAAGAATCTGGTTTAACTAAGAAAGAGATTGAACAGAAAGTTAAAGACCGATTCGGCTCATACAAATTATTTGAAGAGTACTTGAAAGGAGCATGATGATAAATAAAATATATGCCTGGATAAGACAGAATCTAGTAACGAGTAAAAGGAATAATAACGTTTCTAGTGATTCAAGGGATATTCAGGGTATCCTGATACACGAAAATTCTAATTTTAAGATTATTCGTTCTAAAGATTACAACTATAATTTTAACAAGAAAACAGGGTTTTTTGTCAGATGGGGCAGAACTTTAAAAGAAGATTCTGTAATGGCTCCATTTAATGAGATATTAGATATTGAAATAACCGATATTTGTAAAGGTCCTGGTGGAATTCCTTGTTCATTTTGCTACAAGTCAAATAGTCCTAATAATAAAAGTAATATGTCTTTTGAAATGTTTAAAACTATTATAGATAAGATGAAAGAGCATAATATAATAAATCAGCTGGCCTTTGGTGCAGATGCTCAGGCAGAATCAAATCCTGATTTATGGAAAATGGCTAAATATTCAAGGGATAACGGAATTATACCTAATATTACAGTGGCAGATATTTCAGATAATGTGGCTGATAAACTGGTTAACGTAATGGGAGCAGTTGCAGTTTCTAGATATAGTAATAAAAATTATTGCTATAATTCAGTAAAAAAATTAGTAGATAGAGGAATGAAGCAGTGCAATATCCATCAATTAGTGGCAGTGGAAACATTTGATCAAATTAAAGAAACATTTATTGATTATAAAACCGATGCTAGATTAAAAGGGTTAAATGCTATTATTTTGTTATCTTTAAAAAAGAAAGGGAGAGGAGAAAACTATAATTCATTATCAAATGAACAGTTTAAAGAAATAATTAATTTATCTTTTGAACACAGTATTCCAGTAGGTATGGATAGTTGTTCTTGTCATAAATTTTTAAGTGCTATAAAAGATAGAAAAGATTATGAAAAACTAGTAACATTTACCGAACCTTGTGAAAGTTCCCTTATGAGTTTCTACATTAACTCTATAGGGCAGGGTTTTCCTTGCTCTTTTTCTGAGGGTGTTGGCGATTGGAAAGAAGGTTTAGATGTAGTTAAGTCCAAAAATTTTAATGCTATTTGGTTTAACTCAAAATTAGCTAAATTTAGGGACAAGTTACTTTCTTTAGAAAGGCAGTGTCCGTTATATTCAGTATGAGAGGAGGGTAAAGGTAGTGAAAAGAGTATCAAAAAGGTATGATAGTGTTGTTAGATTTTCTAAGAATGAACATTTAGTTGACTTTTGTTTAAGAAAGGAGGAACAGATCGTTAAAAGTTTTTCTAAGTTAATTTATTGGGCAGGTAATCGTTTTGCTTTTAAACTGAAGGGTAGGTATACTTTTTCGGATTTTTTTGAGGAGGGTTTTTTGACGTTATCTTTATGTCTATTTAAATGGAGAGTTAAGGATCCTACTTTTGAAAGGTTAACAGAATTTAATAAATATTTTAAAACTTCTTTATTTAATAAGTTTAGACAGATACAGATTTTGTCTTGTTCTAGGAAAAAGTTTGGGATAAACGCTTCCATTTCTGTTTTAGATCAGCTATTTGTTAAGAAAAAAGAAGGGGTTTATACAGATTCATCATTAGGTAACGATTTACTTATGGATTCTTTTAATGAGGTTAAGTATAAAGAACTGATTAGCCATATTTCAGCTAATCTTGATTCTGATTTAGAAAGGTTGATTTTTGAGTTGCATGTTACTCCTCCAAAGGGTCTGTTGAATGAGATTCTTTTAGACTGTCTTAGAAAAGAAAAGAAGTCTGTTATAATAGGTGGTTATGTTACTAGAATAAAGTTACATAAGGATTGTTTGTATAGATATTTTGTAACTACTTATAATGATTATGGTTTTTTGGATAGGAATTTATTTTTTAAAAATGTAAAGTCTACACTAGTAAAAGTTAAAAATCTTATTTAATTAGAATAGGAGGTGGATTATTAAACTTAAAAAGATAATAAGATCAGATTCAGTAGAAAATTTTGAAACGTCTAGTTATGTTACATGTCTTATTCGCAAGAATCAACCAAAAGTTCATGTTAAAGTGTGTAGTGTGTGTCTTGAAGACTGTAAGGTTAAAAAAACTATTTCTTCTATGTATTGGAAATTATTTTCGTATAGAAAAGCTAAAAATTATGGAGGTGTAGATGAATCTAAATGAAATAAAAGAAAATATAGTAATTGTGGGTCCTGATATTGCTATGAATAAAAAAGTACTTACTTTAGTACGAAGAGATATTGACTGTTTTGGTAGGGCATATCTTGAAGAAGCCGTAGAGTGTAAAGAGTGCATAGTTTTTGCAGAACTAGACGGTAAAAGAATGGAGTTGCGTGAATTTTGCAAGGATTTTTCAGGAAAGGAGGTTATGATAGAACAAAAAGCTTTTGTAGAAAAAAATAATTTAAATGAAAAGGGAGGTGTTTCTATGAAGACGTTGCCTAAGACTGTTAATAAGAAATTTCTGGATGAAGCAAAAAGGCTATTAGTAGAGGATGAGAATACTGCTGTAACTAAACTATCTTTACTTATGAAGGGTAATGAAAAAAGAGCTCAAAAATATGTAAGGTGGGCTAGATTAGATGGTTAATCTGGAACCTTTAAGTAAATATTTAGTAGTTGGACCACCCAATTCAGGAAAAACTACTTTTATATCAAAATTTGTACTAGATTCGTTATTTAAGGTTCTAGTTTTGGGTGAAATCTGGAATAAAGTGTTAAATTGGGAGGATAGTGATTCTGTTCTTTTAGAATTTTATAAAACAATTTACTCTGAGCTGGAATTTTTAATGTTTGCTCACATGGATAAAAATTCAATTTGGTTTGTAGAAAATGGATCCTTTGTATTTTTATATGCACCGATTAAGTTTAGAAGTTTGGCAATTTCTTTAGTTTCAGAAAATTTACTGAGATATGATGGTGTGGTATTTTTAGATAATAAAAATCCTACTTTTTACTCAGCTAAAAATTTTATTCTTAAGTTAAATTCTATGTTGTTTAGTCAGGAGATACAGTGAAAAATGTGTTGATTACAGGTTCTTCTTCGGGTCTTGGTAGGTCAATGTACGATTTTTTTAAACATGACCTACAATTTTGTACCATTGGTGTGGGTAGGAAAGGTCCTGATTTATTTATGGACCTTTCCCTGTTGTCTGATCGTGAACTTTTATTTACAGAACTGAAAAAATTAATTTCTAATGTTGATATTTTAGTTAATAATGCTGGTGTTATTATTCTGGATGAGGGCATACTTCAGTATGAAGAATGTTTATCCATGATACAGTTAAATCTTGTTGCCGTATGGGATCTTATTTTAAGAACAAAGTGTCTAATGAAAAATGGTGGATCTATTATAAATATAGCATCTATTTCAGGAATGAAGGAATCTTCAGATATACCTTTATATGGTGCTGTAAAAGCAGGAGTTATTTCTTTAACAAAATCTTTTGCTAAAAAGTTTGCTGAGTGTGGTATCAGAGTTAATTCAATTAGTCCGGGATTTTTTAATTCTGAGCTGGTACCTGGTGATTTACCAGAAGAATTTTTACAACTGATTCCCTTAGGCAGGGAGGCTGAATGTAATGAAATTTTGCCTGTTGTACGAATGCTACTGGAATCCAATTATATTACTGGGTCTAACATTGTTATAGATGGTGGTGTTTTAGGATGAAGAATCTTACTAAAATAGATACGGTAGCTGTTTATTTAAATCGTGACTGTCCTAGAAAGTGTCCTCAGTGTGGAATTTCTGATTCTTCAAAGAAATCTCTTGGTTTTGAGGAATGGAAGGATGTATTTCAGATAATTAATGATTCATACGGAACAAAGTTTTTTCTTGTTTTGGGTGTAGAACCGTTATTACTGGGTGAAGATTTTGTAAAATTGGTTAAGTGGTGGAATGATAATTCATACTTTTATGGACTTTATTCCACATCACCAAAAAATTTATTTGATAAGTATAAATATAAGTTGTTGGATGCAGGTGTCAATAATTGGAGTTGTGGAATTGACTCAATGCCTGGCTTTCCTAAAGATATGACATTAAAGAAAACGTTAGATGGTATGTCGGGTATGAAGTGGATGGATAGTCATGGTGTTCAGTGCGTCACAGTAACTACTATGACAAATTATAACCTATCGTATGTTTCTGAGATTATTAGATGGTGTCATGAAGAATTACCTAATTCAATGAATTGTTTTAATCCAATTGAGTGGTCTCAGGATGAAACCTATGACTTTTTTTCATCAAGCGAGTCTATATCAAATCTTTTAATTCCAAGTTCTAGGAAATGGGAGGTTAAATTAGTTTGTGAGCAAGTTAGGAAATTTTGTTATATAATGGGCTGGCAAATTCAGAATGTAGAATCATTTTTAACTCTTCTACCAGATTACTTTGATAAATTAAATTATCCGTGTCATGGTAGTGTAGGAATGGGTATTGATGCTGATGGATCTATCCGACGATGTGGTTATAACAAAGGTAGATTAACGTATTCTATTTGGGATGTACCAAAAAAAGCGGATGAAATTTACACTAGTTGGAAAAAAGATGTGGAATCATGTACTGGGTGTTTCTGGAATTATATTTTTATGCTAGAAGAAGACTATGAATCAGTTATACCAATGTCTAAATTTTTTAAAAAAAGATGGGGATGTCATGACTAATTCCGTGAAAACTATTCAAAATATTATTTTAAAAGATGAATTTAGTGATCTTAATTCTAATGAGGTTGCATATCAAAAGTGTATTTCAGGAAAATCTGAACTAGATTTAATTTTTTTAATGATAAATGCTGAAAAATTAAATCCAATTTTAGATGTAGGTGTTGGATCAGGAGATATGCTAGAATTTTTTCCGTTTATATCCCACGGATTAGAACCTAATAATATAAGATATACTCATTGTAAAAGAAAATTTCCTGGGTTTAAAATAAAATTAGGTTGGGCAGAAAATTTACCATATAGGTTAGATACGTTTGAAATGGTTCTTTGCTGGGGTACCTATTGTTTTCTTCGAAGTCCAATAGAATTTCTTTTTGAAGTTAATCGTGTTTTACGAAAGGGATTTAATTTAGTTTTGGATGTGGTTTTAGAGTCAACTATGGCATTAGCACAGACTGTGCATAAGGAATCATTTAGAAGATGGGTGTCATTATTTGGTTTTAATATTATTTTTGAAAAAGAGTTTGGTGATGACTTTCATAAAAGATGTGCTTTTGTTTTAACAAAGATTGAAAATTCTAATTTTAATAGATTTTTAATGCCACAAAGTATGGGTAAAATAAATAATTATCTTGAAGATAGAGATTGGTATATGAGGTAATGTGTCTAAGCAAAGAACTATGTATCATCCTTACCTTGGTAAGGATGCTAACTATAAATCTGTTTTTTGGAATTTAAAAAGTGCTATATGTCTTGTTTCTGGTGGTATGGATAGTTTAACGTTACTTAGTTATCTTAAAAGTAGAAAACTTTTTGTTCATGGTCTAATTTTTAATTATAATCAGAGACATAAAAAGGAAATTGAGTTGGCAAAGTTTCAATGCAAGGAATTGTCAGTTTTTTATTCTATTGTTAACCTTGATTTTTATAAAGGTAGTCTTTTTAAAAGTTCGTTAGTAAATTCTGACGTTGATGTACCTAATCAGTGTGATCGTAAACAAGCACAAACAGTTGTACCAGGAAGAAATTCTATATTTCTTTCCATAGGTGCTATGTATGCTGAAGCAATGGGTATAGAAAGTGTATTTTTTGGGGCTGTTAAAGATGATGTAATTTCTTATCCTGATTGTAGATTTTCTTTTGTAAAAAGTATGAGTAAGGCATTGGTATGTGGTAACTATATTAAAGGAGTATATGCACCTTTTGTTAGTTTATCTAAAATGCAGGTTATTAAGTTGGGGATTACGTTAGGTTGTAATTATTCTAAAACGTGGTCTTGCTATGTTGGTGGTAAGGAACCTTGTTTTGTATGTGATGCCTGTACTGAAAGACTTAACGCTTTTAAAAGTCTAGGTTTAAACTATTGGGGGAGGAAAAATGAAAACATTGGATAAGCCATTTACTCGGTTATCAGGAAAAGAATACTCACCTTTGGTTATAAGAAGATTTAGCACACCAGTTTTACACTGGGTGGCCATTATTACAGATGATAACTTAGATAGTTTAGATAATTTAGTTCGAGATTTTTGGAAAAATATGTCTGAAGTTGAATCAATTCAAGATTGGAGAAACTTGGCCGGTCTTTTAGTTGAAAAATTGGTTGCTAAGTATGAGAAGGTTGAGGGAGCAGGTGCAATTATATCAGCAGACAAAATTTTGATTTCTAGTCTTTATGGTGATTTTATGACTCATCTTGGTTGTAGACTAGAATTATATACGCTACTCAATTTATCTAATTTAGTATGAAAAATCTAATTATAGCACCTCATGGTGACGACGAAATAATTGGCTGTTACACCGTTCTTTCTGAGTCACAAAAAAATTCTCATGTTATTTTTATAGATTATGAAACTCATGTAAATGAAATTAGGCAATCTTCAAAGTATTTTAAATTTAGTTTTGAGTTAAAGTCTAATTTTTGTGAAAAGTTTAACTTTAAAAATTGTTGTGGTAAAAATGTGTATGTTCCTGATCCTTTTTGTGAGTCTAATTCTTTGCATAGACGCGTAGGAATGCTTGTATATGCTTTTTGGTTAGAAAATCCAATATTTTTTTTAAATTTTTATACCACGCAGATGAATTCTTTTTATGTTCAAACACTAAGTATTAAGAATAGAAATAATAAGAAATTACTATTGAATAACTTGTATCCTCTTCAAAAAGATCTGTGGTTACATGATTATAAATATTTTTTATATGAGGGTCAAATTTGTATAAGGTCAGTTAAGTAATGCTGTATATAATTCCTCAATTTCCTGTGTTAAATAGATATCCAGAAGATTGGATACGTTGGTTGGATTTAGAATTTTCTAGACATTATAAAGGAAGCTTTGAAATTCTTATGGGTTTAAATACACCTAAACCATATACATTTAATGATATAAATAAGTTCACGGATACTGAGAGTACTATTTCTTACGAGCTTCAGCAACTAGATTCCTTATTTAAAAAGAAACTTTTATTAAATGATTTAGTTTTATTTTGTGATTTTGATTTTCCAGGATTTTCTTCATCTGCGGCATTTCTTTTACGTACGTTATATCCTACGATTAAATTGTATGGTTTTATTCATGCTACATCTGTAAATTATCTAGATTTTTGGAATTTAGTTTCTGATAGTAAGTTTTTTGCTGAAAAGGGTTCATTTTCTATTTTGGATGGTATTTTTGTGGCTACTAACTATCATAAAAATAAGTTGAGTGTATTTAATGTGGATAGTAAGATTTATGTTGTTGGATGTCCATTTTTTAGTGAGGAAATTCCAAATTTAGCTAAGGATTGGTTAGTTAGAAAATGGGATATATTTATACCTGCACGTCATGTAGATCAAAAACTTAGTGGTGTTGATTTAGACTTTGCAAAGGTAAAGATTTCTGATGGGGAGTTATATTCTAGAAAGCACTATTATGAAACTATGGGTAACAGCAAAATTTGTTTATCTCTTGCTCAGGAGGAAACATTTGGTTATTCTGTGCTTGAAGCTATTTCGTTAGGAGCTATACCGGTAGTTCCAGATAAATATTCTTATCCTGAATTAGTTTCTGAAGTAAATTTACGTTATAGTAATTTTAGTGATATGAAGTTTAAGATTAATTCTATATTAAATGGTGAGGATTGGGTTGACTATAGAATTAAGCTAAATTGTGATTTATTTAAGTGGGAAAATAGTTTTAAGAATTTAATTAGCATACTTGAGGGTAACTAATGAAACTATATTTTGCATCAGGTTTTGTATATCTTAAGGATATAAATATAGAAAGAAAACTCTTTGATTGGGGTGTTAGAAATAGACTTTATAGTTATTCTCTTCTTTCCAGGGTGGCATATAAAAATACTATAGAAACTGTTTTAGATCAGGGAATATATAGTGTTATGGTAGATAGTGGGGCTTTTTCCTTAGCAAATTCAGGGTTTTTTGTGGATATTAAAAAGTATGCTGAGTGGCTTTTTTTGGTAAGAGATAAGTTGGAATGTTATATTAATTTAGATGTTGTTCCAAATTCTACTAAATCTTTTTCAGTATGTGCTGAAGAAGGCTGGGATAATTTGATGTATTTAGAGTCAGTGGGGTTGAAGCCACTTCCTGTTTATCGTGTAGGTGAACCTATAAAATTTTTAGATAAAATTTTAGATAAATACGAATATTTTTGTTTATCTAAAACTGCAGGTGATTTAGGTGTAAATAAGATTTTGGGTCTTGATGGAGCTTGGCAACGAATTTTAGATTATGGTTTTCCAGTTAAAAAAGTACATGGTTTAGCTATGACATCTAAACTTTTAATGACTAGATATCCATGGTATTCTGTAGATTCATCTACATGGAGTAAAACTGGTATATATGGACAAATTCTAGTTGATAGAAAGGATAAAAATTCAGGGTCTGTTTTTTCTTTGTCTAAGCATAGTCCTAAAAGAAGACAATCTAATCACTATGACAATCTTTCTAAAGAAGAGCAATTAGAGATAGAAAAATTAGCATTAGGTATTGATTTTAAATCCATGTTAGATTCTGATAGTGTATCTTTATATTTAGATTTATTGAATGTTAAGTATTTTCTGTCGTTGGAGAAAAGATGCAACGAAGCAGGTAATAAGGCACGTCTACAACAGGTATTTTTGGAGGAATGATGAAGATACAGAAAGGTGATGATCTGTTTGTTGCTTTAGATAGGTGTTCTAAGTTTACTCGAGAATCGTCTTTGATTCCTGAGTATTTATGTGTAAATTTTAGTAGCGGAGTTATTTCAGCATCAAATGGGTATTCGGGAATTATTTGTCTGCTGGATAACTTTGCAACTGATAAGACTTTATTTTTACCGGGTAAAAAAGTAGTTAAGCTTCTAGAAAAATTAGATACTATTTCGGATATAACTGGATTTGATACATCTATTTTAGTTAAAACTGAAAAATCTAATCATAATTTTATTCTGTTTAAAAGTGGTACTGAAATAGTAATTCCACAGTTACCATCTTTTGATGATGCTGTTATACTGCCTACGGATTTTTTAAACTGTATAAATGAGGTTTATTTTTCTGTAAATAAGGATTTAATTAAAAAAAATATGTGCGGTGTGGCATATAAGGAAGGTTTTGTATATTCAACTGATAATTTTAGAGTATCTAGATTTCCATGTAGTATAGATATAGATTATTTATTTATTCCTGATTGTATACTAGAAAAAATTTTATCTTTTAGTTTTGGTTTAGTTCCAAAGTTGGTTTCAGATGATTTAAGTAGGGTGTGGCTTTTGTACGAGGAATCTGTTCTTGTTTATGGTAGCTATTCGGGTAAATTCCCAAATTTTTCAACTCTATTTAATGAGTTTAACGTTTTATGCGAGGTTTGTTTCAACAAGGCTGAGCTTTTAAATGTTTTAAGCAGATTTGAAGATGTTGTGGATGAGTATCCTTATCAGATTAATATTATTATTGAGAATGATATGCTTAAAATAAGTGGAAAAAGTTTTTTAGTGGAGGCTTCTGAGGAAATAGCAATAACAAGTACAAATTATACTTCTAAGGAAGTGTCCTTTAATTTAAAATTTTTTAAGGAGATGGTTGTAAAAGCGGATAGATTTTACGTGGGTGATAAGTCTGCCTATTTTTTATCTGATTCTGGGTATCAGGGTATTCTTTTATTTTTGGAGTAATTTTAAAAACTAGGAGGTAGTAGTGAATCCAATATTAGACTTTAAGAAACAGTTTGACTTATGGTCGTTTCCTGTAATTTATCAGGATATTGAAGTTTTTGGTAATGTTATGATTAAAGGTCAGCGTAGTGTTAGTTTTAGGTATCTACTTATAAAACCTTATTTAAGTAGTGGAATTTGGTTTGATGTTGGATCTAACTTTGGTGGATTTTCTGCAAGGGTTGCATCTGATTTTATAGGATCTAAGGTTTTTTCCTTTGAAAAGGATCCTAAAATTAGAGATGTCCAAAAATGGATTATTAAGATTAATGGTTATGCAGATATATTTATTATTGAAAATGGTTTAGATTTAGAGAATTTAGATTTTTATTTAGAGAATTTAGATTTAACTGGTGTGTTTCTTTTTAGTGTTTTGCATTATTTTAAGGATAAAGATACAATAATAAAATTTTTAGATAAATTGGCGTTAGTTTCTAAAAGAAAACTATTTATAGAAATGCCTAACTATGATGAAGAACTTCATGATGATGAAGCTATTAATTTGTTTAGAAGTATGGGTTCTGATTACTTTACTTTTTTTAAGAGGTTTGGTGAGGTAAAAGTTATAGGAACTTCTGAGTCTCCATTAGAACCTAATCTTATGAGAACTATTTATTTAGTTACTACTTAGGAGGTTGCTTGAAACAGAATTCTTTTTGGGAAGAATTAGAAATAGAGTTCCGATCTGAAAAAAAGCGAAGAAAAAAAGCTGAAGTTAGCATATCTAAGTCAGTATCTAAGTCAGTATCTAAGTCAGTATCTAAGTCAGTGAACGTGTGTCAATTTTGTCATATTCAGGGGGTTCCTGTTTCTTCCGAAGGAAGTGGAAAGCTTATGATTGTAGGTGCTTACCCTGATTTTAAAGAAACTTCTGAGGGGCGTTCTTTTGTTGGTGCTGGAGGTACTTTTCTTAAAAAGATTTTAACCGGTCTTAATTTTTTAGAATCTGATTTGTATTTTACTTATATATTAAAGTGTAATTCTAAATTTAAAGACCTATTAAAATCGGATATAAAGAAGTGTGGTGAGTTTTTACTAGAAGAAATCAATGAGATAAGGCCAAAGTTAATAGTATTGCTTGGTGAAGTTCCTTTAAGGTTTTTTTTCAATAAAAAGTTGCAGTCTTCTAGAGGGTTAGTTCTTTTTAAAGGTGATTACAAGTTTTTTGTTACACATAGTCCTGAATATATGTTACAGGAATCTTCTGGTAGTGAAGAATGTTTAAGTTTTGAAAAAGATTTTCATAGTGTATTTAATATATTTTATGATGTAGTTAGTCAATCAGATAAAAATAGAGAAAAGTTTGTATGTAAATCTATAGATGATGTTAGATCTCAGTTTTTGGAATTAGATCGTGTAACTGATGTCATAAAAAATCAAGATCCAATACCATGGGGTTTGAAAAAAATAGCGTTAGATATAGAAACTTTTTCGTTAAAACAGGGGTTAGAAAAAACTGCCTTAGATCCGTGGTCTGAGGGATTTCGGGTAGAAAGTTTGTCTATTTCTTATTTTTTTGACGGAAAAAAGAATGCTTTTTGTGTTCCTTTGGAACATCCTGAATCTTTATTAAATCTTTCTGAAGTTTTAGGTATTTTAAAGTATGAATTAGAGAGTTCTAAATGGAAAATTATAGGACAAAATATTAAATGGGATTTGAAAGTTCTTTTGGTAAGATTTGGTCTTAATATAAAGTCTATATATTTTGATACATTACCAGCTCACGTTCTTATTGCCGGTAAACAAAAAAGTTCGGGTTTAGAAAGAATGAGTTTGGATTATTTGAATGTAGATCCTTATAAATACATTTTAAAAAATAATGGTTGTGAAGTTATTGCTTTAAATGAACTTGCCAGTATGAACATGGACGACTGTATTAATACTATGATGCTGGCTGAAATTTTTGAGGGTAAACTAAGATTACTTGCAAATCCAAGTCCGTATCCAGGACTTTGGGATTATTATTGTAAAACCATAATTCCAGGTGTTTCTACGTTAAAGAAAATTGAAGTAAGAGGCGCCCCTGTAGATAGATTCTATCTTGAATTCTTGCAAAAAGAAACTGAAGAAAAGTTACGTTTTTTAGAAAATAGGTTGTATTCTTATAAAGAGGTAAAGGATAAAGGATTTAATTTAAACTCTAATTTAGATTTACAAACAATTTTATTTAAGGAGTTTAACTTTTCTAAGGGTAGAAAAACTAAAACAGGATTTTCTGTAGATAGGCATGTTGTTGAATTTTTATATGAGAAAAATCATCATCCTTTTTTAAACGATCTAGTAGAATTTAGGCAGCTTTCTAAATTACTTTCAACATATATAGATCCCTATTTAAAAATTCATATTAAATCTGATGGAAGAGTTCATGGAAACTATAATCAGCATGTAGCATCAACTGGTAGATTGAGTATGGAAAAACCTAATCTTCAAAATATTCCTGTGAGAATAGGTTCTTTAATTTTAAGAGCGTTTATAGCACTTACTGGTTGGAAATTAGTTGTGGCTGACTACAATCAAATTGAGTTAAGAGTTTTAGCTGCGGCTAGTAAGGATCCTAAACTTACTGAGGCATTTATTCTGGGAAAAGATATTCATCGTGCAACTGCATCTGAAGTATTCAATATTCCCTATAATTTGGTTACTTCAGAACAAAGGCAAGATGCTAAGGCAATTAATTTTGGAATAGTTTATGGTCAAACTCCGCAAGGGTTGGCTTCTGCATTAGGATGGGATTTAAACAGGGCCAATACATTTATTAAAGAGTATTTGGAAAGATTTCATTTTGTTAAAGAGTATATGGATAAAACTATTGCAGAGTTTAAATCTAATGGGTATGTTTTAACTCTTTTTGGAAGAAGAATTTATATCAGTGGGCCTAAGGTTTCTCATAATGAAAGAAGGGCAATAAATAATCCTATTCAAGGTACAGCTTCAGATGTAAATACTTTGGCATTAATAGAGTGTGATAGAATAATAGAATCTGAGGGATTTAGATTTGGGGCAATCAATACTATTCATGATAGTGGTATATATGAAGTTCCAGATGAAGAGATGGAGTTTGCTCCAGATCTTATTAAAGAGGTTATGGAAAGAGTAGAGTTAGATTTTATGGGAGAGATACCGTTAAATGTGGATTTAAGTATAGGTAATAATTTAGGAGAAGCTAAGTTTGGTGAAGAAATTTTTTAACCGCATTTAGCAAGAAACTTAGCCAGCTTGCTGGCGAGTATTTCATTATTATTATTTAATACTGAAAAGGCGCGTATTTCATTACTGAAAAGGAGGGAATATGAATAAACTAGAAAAATTTCAAGAAAAGTTAACAGAGATGAAGGCAAAGAAACAAAATCAACGAAAGGATTTTTGGTCGGCTAAGCCAGGGTCTAAACCAAATAGACTTAGGATTCTTCCTAGATGGGATTTGGATTTAGATAATCCGGAATTTTATCGGGAAACAGCTTATCATAGAGGGTTAGGAACTGAGGGTGATAAATCGGTTGTTTGTTTGTTAAAGGAAGGTTTTGAAAGTTGTCCTGTTTGTTCTTATGTTAAAGAACTCTATAAAACAAAAGATAAGGAGGATGCAGTTCTTGCTAAAAAGTTAAAAGCTCAGGTTAGGGTTCTTTATAATATTGTAGATCTAGATCATTTAGAATCAGGAGTTCAGGTATGGTTAAGTGGGGTTAATGTTCAGGAGGAACTAATAGCTTATTGTGCTAATCCTAAATATGGTGACATTACAGATCCAGAATCAGGTAGAAATGTTGATTTATTTTTAACTGATAGTAAAAATACTAAATCAGGATATAATGAATATTCAGTTCAACCAGATCCAGATAGATCTGCCCTTATTGATTCTAGCTGGTTAGAACATCTTATTGATTTAGATAGTTTGATAAAACCCTCTTCTGTAGAGGAAATTCAAAGTTTGCTGGGTATAGTTTCTACTGTTCCAGAGTTGTTCGAGGAAAAAAAGATAGTTCTTGAGCGTTTGCTGAATAAGGAAAAGGCTCCATCCTGTTTTGAAAAGGCTAAGTTTAGTACAGATGATTCCGATTGTATAGAATGTAGTTTTGGCACTGCATGTTTGGATAAAAAGCAGAAAAAAATAAAATCTGAGCCTGCAAAAGCTGAGCCAGCAAAATCTGAGCCTGCAAAAGCTGAGCCAGCAAAATCTGAGTCAGCAAAATCTGAATCTGCAAAATCTGAGCCTGCTGGAGCTAAAACAGCAATTCAGGAAACATTAGCTAGATTGAGAGCGGAACGAAATAAAAAAGTTTGATCTGGGGGGTGTATTTTGGACATACCAATTAGACTTCATACAGAAATAGTTATTGATAGTGCTCATTTTCTTAAAAATTATACTGGTAAATGTAGTCAGATTCATGGTCATTCTTGGCGTATACGTGTTTGGGTTAAAGGACAGTCAAGTCAGCTTGACGAATTAGGGATTCTTTATGATTTTACAGATATTTCTTATCTTAAAGATATGTACGATCATAAATTATTAAATGAATGTGATCCTTTTATTAAAGTTAATCCTACGGCAGAAAATATGGCTATTTCTATATACAATCATCTTAAAAATTCTTATTCTAAATTAGATTTTGTAGTTAGAGTTTATGAGAATAGTATTAATAAGGAAACTTGGGCTGAAGCGGGTGATTAATTTTGGGAAAGAAGGGAGTAAATTTTGAATGTAGCTGAAATTTTTCATTCAGTTCAAGGTGAAATAGATGTTGGTATGAATGCTGTTTTTCTTAGGCTTTCTGGTTGTAACTTAATTTCTGAAAATAGAGGTTGCAAATTTTGTGATACGTTGTATGCAGAGCAGCAACGATTTTTCATTACTCCAGAAGATATTTCAGAGACTCTCTTTTTTACTAAGAGTTCTAACGTTGTTGTTACTGGAGGAGAACCACTATTACAAAAGGAGGATATTCTTAGTTTAATAACTATTCTTCGTGGGAGCTTGAGAGAAAGATACAGCTTTTATTTAGAAACTAATGGTACATTGTGGGATCCTAAATTAGGATATCTATTTAAAAAAATAAGCTGTTCTCCTAAAAAGCAGGCTATAGATTCAGATATTTTAAACAGATATGCAAGATTATCTAATTGTAGATTTAAATTTGTTTATGAAAATAGTTCTGACTTGTGGTGGGAGCAGCTCATAAGTTTTTTAGGGATTTCTAGTGAAAGCGTTTGGATAATGCCTGAGGGAGTTACCTCTGAAACTCAATTTATGTTAAGTAGTGAGGTTATTGATTACTGTAAGTTAAAAAGATTTAATTTTTCTCCTAGATTGCATACGTTACTTTGGGGTAATCAGAGAGGAGTGTAGTGAGACATTTTAATTCTGATATTTTTGTCTGTCCAGAAAGAGTGTTTAGAATTTTAAATGGAGTTATTGAAGATCAGGACTATTTTGTAGATTATTGGAAGGATGGTTATTGCCGTTTTTGCGGGGTTAAAAAGGAGGAAAATGAAGAAAAGATTAGAGAACTCGGAGAAGTTTGCAGGACAGTGTGAAATTGAATCCGGAGTTACTAGTATTTTAGCTGGATTACAAAAAATGTTTAAGATAGATTTAAGTGAAGATAATTTTCTAGATACTCCTAGTCGTGTTGCAAGATCTTACTTTGAGATTCTTGATGGTTACAGTAAGGTTGAAGAACTTGATGGGATAACAGAAGTAGAATTTCCTTCTAGTTATGATGGTATGGTTATTGCTACGGATATAAAGTGTTTTTCTTTTTGTCCACATCACTTGCTACCTGTGGAGTACGTAGTTAATTGTGCTTATATACCGGGCACAAAAACCGTAGGCATCTCAAAATTGAGTAGGGTAGTTGAAATATTAGCAAAGCGTCTGGTTCTTCAGGAAGTTTTTACTGTGGACATTGTAAATTACCTTAATAAGCATTTAAAACCTAAGGGAGTAATAGCTCAGGTTAGAGGTAGGCATTTTTGTATGGTTATGCGGGGTGTTAAGAAGGATTCCTGGACAATAACTAGTTCTTTAACAGGAATATTTGGAGATGCTGCAGTTAGACAGGAATTTCAGTCACTTTGTGCCAATCATCTATAAGGGCCGTAAGGATAGTTAGGAGCTAAAGGAGATGGATAACTTTGCTTGATTTTTCTGACGTAGAAAAACTAGTTCAGGATAACTTAGAACTGATTATAGTTTCTCCTGAAAGTTACTCTGAGTACAAAGAACGAGCAGGAAACTTTTTAGTTATTCAAGCATTTCTAACTACTTATTTAAAAGATGTGGTAGATGAACTTTCAAAATATGAATCATTAAAGGAAGCTATGTATGCAGATGTTATTTCTGAGGCTGAGGGTAAATCCATAACAGAAAAAAAGATAAACGTTGCTAAAAAGTCAGGTTATGTTTCTATAAGGGAGTCTTTTGAACAGTTGGAATCTGTTAAGGAGTGGGTAAAGGGACATATAAAAATATTTGAAAATGCGCATATCTTTTATAGAGGATTTTCTAGGGATATGTAATGAAAGAATTTCAGCCAAGGTACACGGAAAAAAGACTTTTTAGAACTAAAAGTTAAGAAATGAAACTAACTAGTTGTGGTCATCTAGACAAACATAGTCGAGTGAACCAGAGCAATTTTGTTTGTACTGGCTGTGGGAACATGGTGAATGCAGATTTGAATGCTGCAATCAATATTGCTCGGAAAGGACAGGAGAAGTTAGCCTGGATTAACAGACTAACTGCTAAAGTCCCTGTAAATACTAACTCAAAGGAGGAGGTGTAACTTTGGAGTCAAAATTTAACTTTTCTTCTACAATAGAAAAAATTAAAAAATCCTTAAAGAAAGATTCTCAAAGAGTATCTCAACTTGGTTTAGGTTCTACATTAACTGCATTAAGTAAGGATGAAAAAGATTTTGTCGTAATGCCAAACTGGTGGAAGGATTATTTTGGAGTTATAGGTCTTCAATTTGGTAAAATTGTGCAGATTGCTGGTGATGCAGATACAGGTAAGACTTCTCTTGCTTTAGAAGCAATACTGCGTGCTCAACAGCAGGGGTACGGTATAATTTACGTAGAAACTGAGGGTAAAACTGGTCAGAATGATTTAATCCTAAAAGGAATAAACCCACAGGGAGTAATGACGGTTTCTTCAGGGATTACTGAAGAGGCTTTTGATGGAGCCTTAAAATGTTGGTCGGCTTATTTTGAGGATTATCCAGATGAAAAGTTGTTACTTGTTTTTGATTCGTATGGCAATACGGTTTCTAAAAGAGATTCTGTTTTAGATATGACTAAAGAATTTCAAAAACCAGGTGGTGCAGCAAAAACCAATCGTATGGGTTTAAATACTATGATAGCTAGAATGCTTATAAATCCATCAGTTGCTATTTTAATTGTTAATTATACGTATTCTAATATTGGTTCTAGAGGGCAAACTAATGCTGGTGGTAAAGCTCTTAATTTCTTTTCTATTCTAACCTTGCAGTCTAAACGTTTAGGATGGATAGATGTTATGAAAGGAGGTAAAAGAGTTAGGTTAGGGGCTAAAGTTAGATGGCGAGTCTATAAAAATCATTATGCTAAATCGTTAGTAGATGAAGAGGGTAATCCAATTTTATTGCCCTCGAGCATTGATTTATCAATTACGTCAGAAGGATTTAAGGTTTTAGATTCTGGGAAAACTTCTGAGGTGGAAGAGTCGGAATCTGAAGAATTAGAAGATTGATAGAATTGGTCGACAGACCTTTGAAAGGAGGAAAAATATGATGATTAAAGTAGATGATTCTGTAGAAATAACAAAAAAGGGACTTGCTTATATTCCCGGAACTATTTTTAAAACAGGTAGAGTAACTTATGTTGGTATAAGTGGGATTCGTGTTAAAAGAGATGGATATCGGGGACACGAATCTACTTGGTGGCCATATGGATGTTGGAAAAAGATGTAACTAATTTGTCTGTCGATCAGTTTTTTTACTTGGAGATTTTAGATGAAGTGTTTAAAGCATGAAATGGATGTAACTGGGTGTTCACGTCTTAAGGGAGGAGAACTAGTTAAAGGAGTTTGTGATACATGCCTAATTTCTGGCAAAAATTTTGCAAAAGTTAGAATTGCAAAAACAGTGTGCCAATTACCCACGAAGGGTAACACTCTTTCAGAAAGGAAAGGTGACTTTGAATGAAAGAAAAACTTCAAAAAGAAATATTACCGGCACAAGGATTTTGGACTGTAGAAAGTTTGTCATTATATTTAGGGATATCGTCATCTGGTGTTCAACAAAAACTAACTGATTTGGGAGTTAAGGTAATAAGCTTTTCAAGTAGATATTCACATAAGATTTTTAGGTTAGAAGATCTTTTACCTTTGGAGTTAGGAACTGTTAGACACAAAGAGGATTCAGAAGAAGATTCAGAGGAGGAAACTTGAGCTTTGAAAATTTAATTATCGATGGTAATAATTTTGCCTGGAGAGCGGGTTCTGTTTTGTTTTTATCGAATGAAGCAGGTAAAAACGTATCTATTGCTTTTGGTATGTTAAAAATGATCCGTTCCTTGTTAGAAGAGTATAACCCTAAAAAGATAATTGTGTGTTGGGATAGAGGTGGATCGACGGCTAAGAAAGAAATCTATCCTGAGTACAAGCAAAATCGAAAGAGTAAATCCTTACCAGAAGAATTTTATAAAGAAATTATTTCTCAAATTTCAGAAATTCAGAAAATTTTGCCACATTTTGGTATTAAACAACTAGTTAGATACGGAATAGAGGCTGATGATTTAATAGGAGTGTTATGTCGTGATTTAAAAGAGAAAGCTCTGGTGGTATCAAGTGATAAAGATTTGTTACAGTGCGTAGAGTTTGGGAGTTCTATGCTTCATACAAGTAAGAATAAACTAGTTGATAGAACTAATTTTTTTGACTATACGGGAGTTTCTCCTGAACTATTTGTTTACTATAAAACGATTTTAGGAGATTCAGGCGATAACATTTTTGGACTTTCAGGTTTTGGAGAAGTTACGGCAAAAAAATTAGTTAATACATTTGGAAGCTGGGAAAATTGGTACGTTAATGGACAGATTATTCCACAAGTATTAACTTCACTAAGAAAAAATCAAAAATTCATCGCGACTCAACCTGATACATTGCCAATTTTGGAACGAAATTACAAACTAATGAACATAGGTTGTTTAATAGAAAAGGATAAAGACGAGTTATTAAACGAAGTCTTTTCTCAGAGATCGAAGGTTAGCGAGGAAGAAATCAGAAAATGTTTTTTGGATAATCAGTTTGAATCTTTGCTTGGTAAGTTTCATTCCTGGATGCATGTATTTAGGCAATTGGCCAATTACCCGTAAGGGCCTAAACCGTGAGGATTAGGGGAAACTGGTTGGTTAGGGAGCTAGAGTAAATTCTATGCAGAAGTTATCAGGAGAGTTAAAGAACACACCTATGGATGCTCCACAAGTCTGTAGCTCTGTAAATCCTGGATTAAACAGAGATCAAAGTCTCAGTGTTCAGGATATAGTACTGACTGATAACAATCCCGAAGTGGATCAATCTCAACATACAGGGAGACCTAAAGTCAGTTTGTATGTATTTGTTTTGGCAAACGAGGGAGGAATCTCTTAATGAAAAAATCTAAAGCTGGTGAAAGTTCTTTAGTAGTGAATCCTAAAAAGAAGAAAGTTGAAGAGGAATGGTGTCCCACAGATAAGAGCAATAGTCGAACAGATAAGGATTGGGAACGCATTATGGCAGTTCCTTATGTTAAAGAAGAAAAAGAGAAGGAAGAGAATATAACTAAAAAGGTTAAGGATAATTGAAACTTCTAGTTTACAGTGATATTCAGTTTCATCCATGGCGTGAATTTAGTCGGATTCTTCCAAGTGGAAGAAATTCTCGACTGGAGGATCAGTTAAATGTTCAAGACGAAATTTTTAAGTTTTCTGTGGAAAATTCTATCGATTTACTGGTTCATACTGGTGATTTATTTGAAGAGCTTTCTCAGAAAATTGATAAAGAGGTATTTTTATCGGTTTTTAGTAAATTTGTTGAATTTTCAAAAAAGACTATTCCTGTTATTTTACTAGCAGGAAATCATGATCAGCTTACTAAAATAGATACTGGTTTGCATATTTTAGAACCCTTTAAAGAGATAAAAAATGTGGCAGTTATAGATAAAACTACGGTAGAAAAAATAGAGGATATTGATTTATGTTTTATTCCATATAAGAGAAGTAATTTTGCAGAAGAAGTAGTTAAAACTGTTGCAAATTTATCTTCTTCTAAAAATAGGTATCTTTTTAGTCATCAATCTGTTTCAGGAGCAAAAATTGGTTCTAGAGATTTTGTATTAAAAGATGATATTTTAAAGGCGGATTTTTTACCAGATAAATTTACTGTTATATTCAATGGACATTATCATAAAGCGCAGATGTTATCTGATAACTTCATAATAGTAGGTTCACCATTACAGAAAGATTTTGGAGAGAGATTAGATAGTAAGGGTTTTTGGGTATTTGATACTAATAAATCTATAAAAGATATAGAATTTATAGAAACGCAAGCTCCAAAATTTTTTAAAATAGAAACATCAGACGATTCTATTAGATTTCCTAAAAAGTTTTCTAATAAGGATTTTTTATGGGTTATTTCAAGTAATGAGCAGATTATTACTAGTCCTCAGATCACTTTGTTAGGGGATAGGGTTAGACTCGATATTCAGAAAAAGAGAGATATTAAGCTTAGGAGTGACATAAAGCTTGGAATGGATGTCAAAGATCAACTTAAGAGCTATATTAAACTGATTAAGCCTGAACTAGATGAGTCTAAACTTCTAAAAATAGGATTGGATAAATGGAGGGAGTCATGCTGACGTTACACTGTGGACAAACTGTATCTGGAATGAAAATGGAAATTGTAGCGCAGACGAAGTTTCTCTAGAAGTGGGAGGATTAAGTCTTCTGATATGGTTCATTAGTGTCACAATAGGCGAACCTGAACCTTTGGCTCAAATATTTGTGAATCTTCTTCAGCGATGACAAGATGAACGGAATTGGCGCGCGCAAGACCTAGTTTGTAAAAAATTTAATTATAAGGATTAAAAAAGCTTGCTTAAAAAAATTACGAAAACTTCTGAGAAAAAAGAGCTTAGAAAACTGCATAGAAAGTGTAAAAAGCTGTGGTCTCTTGTAGTTCGTAGTAGGGCAAATTATGTTTGTAGTATCTGTGGTTCGGATAAGTTTCTTCATGCTCATCATATTGAAGATTCAAGGATGTGTAAATCATTACGCTACGATGTAAAGAACGGTGTAGCACTGTGTGCGAAACATCATAAATTTGGGAAGGAGGCTGCCCATCATGGGTTCATAACGATATATAAATATCTTATTAACAATCGTTTAGATGATTTGTTGTATCTTGAGCAAACTAGGAATATTGAACCAGAATTTACAAAAACTTATTTAATTAATAAGATTGAGGAATTAGAAAATCTTTATTCATCAAGGAGGGAAAAAATTTGAAAGCAGAAGAAAGAAAATTAGCCGTAGAAGCAGCTTTAAGATTGGAAAATTTTAATTTGAGAATCACAATGTTGAATATGGAATTTGAAAAGTTGAATGGTTTAAAAAATGAATTAATTGTTACTGAAAGTAAAAGGTTGGATTGTCTTTCAGAAGATGGGTGGTCTTTAGATGAAAGAACAGCAACATTTGTAAGAACTGTTTCCAATGATGGTATAAGATTAAACACTAACTCAAAGGAGATGGTGGTGTGACTTTAAGAACTAATACTCATGCTAACATTTAAAAACCTTATTGTAGAAAATTTCCTTTCAATCGGAAAAGCTTCTTTTAACTTTGAGGAAAGAGGTTTAGTTTTGGTTGAGGGGTTAAACGGCTCAGGTAAAACATCTTTAATTGTCGAAGCCCCTACTTATGCTTTATTTGGTATTACAGAGAGATTTGGTAAATCAAGAGATAAGATAATAAATAGATTTTATGGTAAGAATTGTCATGTCGGATTATCATTTTCTGATGACGACGTTTTAATAGAAATTGATGCCTATCGAAAACATGATCTACATAAAGACAACCTATTTTTAAAAATAAACGGTATTCATAAGGAGGGTAATTCTAATGATCAAACTTGGGATAAGATAGAAAGGTTATTAGATATGGATTATACCACATTTATTAATAGTGTGGTATTTAGTCAAGCATTATCTCAGTATTTTTCTAGTCTTTCAGATTCTTCTCAAAAAGATATAGTTGAAAAATTACTTGGTATAACATGGATACCAAAGGCGTATTCTTTGGTAAAAGAGGAATCAAAAGAAATTTTGTTAGAGGTATCCTCTAATAATAGCATTTCTCAGCAACTTAGTATTCAATTATCGAAATTAAGTTTAAGTTTAAATGAGTTTAAAATAAAATCAGAGTTATTTGATAAGGAACGTAAACAGAAGATAAAAGATTTATCTAATTTGGTAAAAGAGGTTAGTGATAGTTCGCAAAAAGAATTAGAAATTTCTGAATTAGATACTTCTATTGCTAAAATGAAATCAGCGATTGATACTTTGAATTCTGAACTAAGAAAAGTAGAAATTGAACAGTCTACTTTGAAGTTTAAACAGTCTGACTGTAAAGCAAAAATTCTGGATATAGAACAATTAATGTCTAAAGAATTAGAATTAGGAGTTGTTTGTAGTTCATGTGGGAGTGTTATTTCTGAAAGTTCTATTAAAACTCATCAATCTCATCTTTTGGCTGAGAAACAGCTTTTAGAAAAAGTATTACTGGATAACTTTTCTAAAAAAGAGGAAAAATTAAGTGAAGTTAATACTAAATGGCAGATTAAACTAGCAACATATTTAAATGATTTTAATGTACTTTCTTTAGATCAGAAAAACAAGAAATTTTTACTAGATAAACTAAATTTAGAGAACGTTAGGGTAGAAGAAAAAAATAAATCTGTTAAAAATGAAATTTTCGAGCTTGAGAAAAGTAAGAATATATACACTGAATTGTTAGTAAAAGTAAGTACAGAAATTGCTGAAATTAAAGAAAAAATAGATAGTTTAACGACAAAAAATATTAAATTATCGGAAAGTTTAGAGTATGCCAGATTTTGGGAATCTGGCTTTTCAAATAGTGGTTTAAAATCATTTATTATGGAGTCTGTTACTCCACAAATGAATTTTTCAGCAGATCTGTATTCTAGTTTACTTGGTGGTAAGTATAGTATAAATTTTGCTACTCAAAAGCTTTTAAAGGGCGGCGATTTAAGAGAAAAGTTTGAGGTTCAGGTGACGAATAAGGTAGGATCTGACTCGTATATTGGAAATTCCAGTGGTGAAAGACGAGCAATTGATTTAATTACAATGTTCGTGTTAGGAGATTTGGCAGCTAGTAGAAGTAATAAAAAGGTTTCTATTCTTATTTTGGACGATGTATTTGAAAAATTAGATGAAGAAATTTGTGATTCGGTTATTAGAGTACTAAATTCTATGGTTTCTAAAACAAATAATATACCATATAGGGAAAGTATTTTTGTTCTTACACATCTGGAGTACTTTAAATCTAAGTTTTCAAACAAAGTATTAACTGAAAGAGGAAGTGATGGCAATTCAATTTATAGAGAGATTAGAATGTAATGGGATTGAAACGATGGCTTATAAAACTAAAGTAAAACAGGTATAGATCACGATATTCCCTGGGAACACTTTCAAAAAGTGTAACCTTGTTGGTTCCAGCTAAACTAACGTTAACTCAGGATCAGAAAGAACTTCTAAAGATGAACTAGCGAAAGGAGAATAATTTTGAAAGAGATCTTAGTCACATACATCAATACTGTGGTTGATTTACTCGGCATGGTTTTTAGAAAGTTTAAACTTTTTGGCTATGTTTTTGCCTTTGTTATTATAGTTATTTTTGTTTTTGATTATTATGTGATGAGTAGCACTATTACGAGTTACTTAGAATCAGTAACTATGAATTATTTTGGATTAAGCAAGAAATCAACTGAAAAGAAAATCGATAAGGCGGCAATTCTTTCAAGATGGGTTTATAATCATTCAGGAAAAATTTCAAAGGATACATGTAAAGAAATAGTAACAGAAGTTCTTAAAATTAAAAATCCACTTTTAGTATTGTCTATTATGGAAGCAGAAAGTAGCTTTGTTCAAAGCTCACTTTCTTCTAAGGGAGCAGTTGGTTTAATGCAAATTAATCCTGCTGTTCATTTAAACAGCCTTGTTAAACTCGGTATAATTAAGGAAAAACGTGATTTATTTAATATTAAGGAATCAATTTTAAGTGGTCAATATGTTCTTGATGATTGTTTGAAAAGTTCTGGTAACAATGTGCCAAAAGCGTTGCATGTGTATTTAGGAGGACAGGATGTTAACTATTTTAATCAAATTCTTTCTAATTTAGCAAATTTATATATTTTATCAGAAGCAGGAATTATGGAAGAAGTTTTAGTTCAAGTTGTAGAAGTTTCAGTTAAAAAGTCAAAGAAGTAGAAAGGAGTTTTACTTGAATAAGTTTAATCTTAGTAAAGTTGCAATAGATCTTCTTAGACAAAGATATTCTCATAAAGGAGAATCATCAGAGGCTATATTTAAACGAGTAAGTAAAGCTTTGGCTATTCGTGATGATAAGTTTGAAAAAGAACTTTATGATCTTATGACCGGTGGGCTTTTCTTGCCTAATTCTCCATGTATTAGAAATGCTGGTAAAAAGAAAGCCTGTTTATCAGCTTGTTTTGTTTTGCCAATATCTGATTCCATTGATGGAATATTTGAGACTCTTAGAAATATGGCATTAATTTTTCAGAGAGGAGGTGGTACTGGAACTAATTTTTCATCACTTAGACCAAAAGGGGCGTCTTTAACTTCTGGTGGAACTAGCAGTGGGGTAATTAGTTTTTTACAAATATTTGATGCAACTATTAATACAATTAAACAGGGAGGATTTAGAAAAGGAGCTTCTTTAGCTACTTTAGATTTTGACCATCCTGAAATTACAGACTTTTGTAGAGCTAAGTTAACTCGTCAGTTAACTAATTTTAATTTATCAGTAATGGTTACAGATCAGTTTATGAAGATGGCAACTTCAAAAAAGAATGGAAGCGTGGAGCTTAAGCACTCAGGTAAAGTTTATAATACAATTCCTGCAAAAGATATTTTAGATTTAATAGCATTAGGTGCCTGGGTAAGTGGAGATCCTGGATTACTGTTTTTTGATAGAATTAATAAGGATAATAAATACTATCCACAACAGGTTATTAGGGCTACGAACCCTTGCGGAGAAATTCCGTCTCTTGAGTACGGAGCATGTGTTTTAGGTAGTATTAATTTAAGTAAATTCGTAGAGGGAAATAATTTTAATTTTGAACGGTTTTATGATGTGGCAAAATTAGCAACAAGAGCTTTGTTAAATATTAATATAATTAATGCGTATCCTATACCTCAAGTAACAAAGGTTATGCAGGATTTAAACTCAGTAGGAGTTGGTTTAATGGGTTTTGCAGACTGCCTAATTCTTCTCGGAATCAAATATGATTCTCAGGAATGTTTAGATTTTATAGATAAGTTATGTGAACCATATATCAAAGCAACTGAGGAGGTTGCACCAGATTCGTTTTTTAAACGTAGTATTGCACCAACAGGAAGTCTTTCAATTATAGCAGATTGTTCAGCAGGCATAGAACCAATTTTTGATACATCTTTTGAACGTAGACTTACAATAGGTACTATTGAAGAAACAAGAGATATCTATAAATCTGAATTTTGTAGAACGGCCCATCAAGTCTCGCCTGAATGGCATTTAAAAATTCAGGGGGAATTTGCTAAATTTATCGACGCCGGTGTTTCAAAAACTATAAATGCCCCGTATAATATAGGGGTAGAGCAAATTAAAAAGATTTTTGTTGATGCTTGGAAAATGGGAGTAAAAGGCATAACAGTTTTTAGAGAAGGATCAATTGAAGGGGCCTGGGTTTCTACTCGAGAAAATTCTTGTGAAGGTGATACTTGTTATTTATAGGAGGTGCCAATCACCCGTAAGGGTCTAAACCGTGAGGATTAGGTTACTTTATGATTGTAGACATCTAATTTCAAAATAAAGGTAAAATGGGATATGTCTTGAGTGCAGTAAAAAGAAGGAGGAGATTATGAAAAATGAAAAATTAAAATTATTCATTTATTATTTAATCTATAATAAGTTAACATCTTCTGATATCGAAGAAGCTATAGAAGATGTTTTGAATTACGATCCTAAAAGTGATTTGAATAAATTAGTTTTGCAATACGTTGATGATGTTTTTTCTAGATTGGAGGGTTGAATATTAATATAGCTAAAAAAGATAAAAAGATAACAAAGGTCAAGTTTGATACATCTTGGTATGATGATTTAGCATTGCTTTATCAAAAGACTCGTGATTTAGGTATTACTTATGCAAGTACTGAACTTAGAAATTTGGGGTGGAATCAGATTCAAGGTATAGTCTATAATAGGGTCCATACATATATTCGTAAAAGAAAATCATTGGTTTTATCAGATAAAGATTTGGTTCAAAAATTATTTCAGGAAAGTTTTTTTATTTTTGTTAAAGCGTTAAATATTTGGGATAGAAATAGGAAAACTAAATTTTTGACTTTTTTAGGGGATATTCTTAATCAAGAAATTATGAATATCGTAAGACTTGATAGGTATCATAAGACAAGAGACTATAAAATAGAAAAAAGAATTCAGAATCAAAAAATAGATGAACCAATTCGATTTTTTGATGAAGAATGTATAGAAAAGGAAAGTGTTTTAGAAGAGGTTAAAGTTATTTTAAACAGTATCGTGTTTGAAACTCAACTAGAAAGAGATTTGGTTAATACTATTATTTTTGGAGACGCAAAAGATTTATCGAAACTTAGAAAATCATCTAAAATGTCTGTTTTAACTTTTTTGTCATTTAAAGATAAGATTAAGGAAAGACTTAAGCAAGAGATTTTAAGCAAAAGTTCTGAAAAAACAAAGTCTATTATTAAAGAAATAGTTGAATTGGAGTAAATCTTTGATAGATAACGAAATAGAAATAATAGAAGCTAAGGAGGCGGTAAAACGGGAAAAATGTGAAGCTCGATATTTACAAGAAATTTTTCTTTGTTTTCTTTGTAAGCAGTACAAACTAATTTCACAGAAAATTCCAACTATAATTGAAGGAAATAGCTTTCCAGTATCTGTTTGCAAAGAATGTTTAGAAAAAGCAGGTATGAATTTAGTGGAATGAGGGAATAAAATGGAATGGAATATCGAAACGCATATTATTTTTGAAGCTATAGTTGGTAGTCATGCCTATGGGACTAACGATGAATTAAGTGATGAAGATTATAGAGGGGTTTGTATACCACCTTTAAATATTTTACTAGGGTTTGACAGATTTGAGCAGAAGGATGGTTGGGATGGAAAGTATGACGATAGAATAATATATAGTCTTGACAAGTTTTTTAAGATGAGTCTTAAAAACAATCCATCTATTATAGAATTATTTTTCTTACCAGAATCAGTAATCTTAAGAAAATCTTATATCTGGGATCAAATTGTTTCTAAACGGGATTTATTTCTCTCTAAAAATGTTACCCATACATTTTCGGGATATGCACATGCTCAGTTGCATAGAATTAAAAGGCATAGAGGCTATCTTTTACATCCTATAAAAGAAGAACCGAAAAGAGAAAAATTTGGGCTATCCGTTAATCCAACATTAAGTCATGATAGTTTAGCAGCTATTCTTAGTCTTTCTGAACATCTTTTAGCTGCGAATATTAAAGAAGAAGCTTCAAAAGAGAGCTTTTTTAGACAAGCTAAAAAAATGTGGGATGATTATGCGGCATGGGAGAAAGGAAGAAATAAGCAAAGAGCCGAACTAGAATTTCAATTTGGTTATGATGTAAAACATGCTTCTCATTTAGTTAGACTTATGGAAGAGGGAGAAGAATTATTGGAGTATGGAAAGATAACTCTTCCTCGTCCTAATGCTGATTTTTTACTGGATATTAAAAAGGGAAAATTTTCTTATGATCAAATTTTAGAACTGATTGGAGGATTTGATGAGAAGTTTTCTGTTTTATCTAAAAAGTCAGTTTTACCTTATTCACCTAGTTTTAAAGAAGTTAATGAACTATACTTAGATATTTTGGCAGATTACTTTATGATTGAGGATATTATGGGACGAAATCGGAGAAGCTATGGAAAAACATGAAACAATGACAAGATCAACTAAGAAAGGAACTATCTGTAGTTGAAAAGGAGGTTACTTTGCAACTTTATCTTAAATACAGACCAAAATCTTTAGCTGAGTTTGTGGGTAATGAAAATGTTGTTGCCGTATTAAAGACTCTTTTTTTAAAGAAGTCTGAATTTCCTAGTGTTATTTTACTTTCAGGTTCTAGTGGCTGTGGTAAAACTACTCTTGCACGTATTGTAAAATCTGAATTAAATGTAGAAGATTCTGATTTTACTGAGTTGAACGCTGCTAATACCCGTGGAATAGATACAATTCGTGAGGTTATTGAAATTTGTAACTATTCAACTTTTAGTGGTGGTAATAGATTATTTTTATTGGATGAAGCTCATAAATTAACTTCAGATGCACAAAATTCTCTTTTAAAGATTTTAGAAGATACTCCGTCTAAGGTGTACTTTATTCTGTGTACAACTGATCCTGAAAAAGTAATAAAGACGGTTAGAAATAGATGTACTACATTGGTCGTTAAACAGTTACCCGAGTTTATGATTCTTTCGCTTTTGGATAGAGTATGTAAATTAGAAAATAAGTCTGTATCGAAGGATATACTAAGAGAAATATCTAAGGTTTGTTTAGGCTCGGCAAGACAGGCACTTATTATACTTGAATCTATTATAGATTTACACGATTCTAAAAAAGCATTGGAAATAATAAATGATTCATCGGTTGATAGTGTAAAAATTATAGATATTTGTAGACTTTTACTCACTAATACTAAAGATAAGTGGCTTAACATGGTTCCTATGATAAAAGGTTTAGGGGATGCCGATATAGAACAATCTAGATTAGCAATTTTAAATTATTTTTCAGCTGTTCTTTTAAATCTGGATAAAAGTAAAGAAGATCAGGAATTTTTAGTTTCAATTATGCGGATTTTTTCTAAATCATTTATTTATCTGGGTAAAGGAAGTTTTATTTTGGCATTATGGGAGGCTGCTAACGTTGATCCTCATGGAATTTTTGGGAAGTCAAGCAAATTATAGAAAAAGTAAGAAGCTAAACGGTATTTGCAGGGAATGTAACCAGAAGATAGAATTGGGTTTTACACTGGTTAAATATTGTTTTAGAGGATAAAGAAAGGAGAATATACTATGTACGAAATAGCCAATGAAGAAGTAACTTCTTTAGCACGCGGGTTAATTGGAGAATATCATACACATCTTAACGAAGCAAATATAACATATTTATTTAGAGATACTCCATTTTCTGAGGGCAATGGTAGAGCAATACTGGGTAGAGCTGCTAAAAGAGATGAAATTGACAAATTACTTTCTGCAAGAAGGGAAGATTTTGTAATAATTATTGTTCAACCATCTTGGGACAGAATGACTCTTAATGAGAAAAGATGTTTACTAGATCACGAATTGTGTCACTGTGCTATTCAAATAAACTCTGAGGCTGAAACAAAGTGGGTTTTAAGAAAGCATGTTATAGAAGAATTTCCAGAAAACTTAAAAAGATTTTCCTTTAGACGAGAGCAACTAGGTGGTTTGATAGAAAATCCACCTAGCCCAATTATTAGTAAAACTTCAGAAAGAAGACGTTTAATAAGAACGTCTCATCATATTACGGAGTGAAAAAAATTATTTATTACTAATAAAAAGAAGAATCTTATCAAAGTTTCTAGAAGTTTAGATAATCTTTTAACTTAGGAGTAACTTTTGGTTGCAATTGTTAACATAACTAATTTTGATGAACCCTTTGATATCTGTACCTATTCTCTTCGGATAAATCAGAGAGAACTTTGTCAGTTTACACATAAAAGAGAATACGGACTGGCGTCTTGTCTTAAGGCTGCTGCAAAAGCTGTTGAAGATGAGTTGAAGCCGTTCCACTATTCTGGGAATTCGTAACCTTGAAATGAAACTAAGATGGTTAGACTATCAAGAAAAATGTGAACACGAATGGGAATGGCATATAGACCTTAACGGAGAAGTATATGGTATTTGTAAAAAGTGCAAGGCGGTAAACGACGATTACAGAACTCCGGAGATAATGATATGAAACTAAGATGGTTAGACTATCGAACTAAACAGTGGGAATGCTGTGGAAATATCTGGCAACTGATGATGAGTAGATTATATCCTGAAAGGTATCATTGGTTTTCAGTTTGTCCTTTTTGTGGTAAACAAGGTTAAGGTGTTAGGGAGGAAAAGAAATGAACTTTAAACATGAAAAATGGCTGTTTGTTCATCTATTCGTAATCTTTCATCGCCTATGGGAGAATAGAATGGTTATGAGGAGGAAAAATGAAAATATCTATTGACGAAAACAGAAATAGTTGTGCCTCGGTTATTCCAGCGAGTTCTTTTGAGAATCCCCGTGGTGGAGGTGTAAAAATGAAATCAGATTTATGTAAAGACTGCAAGGAAATTCACAAGAGTAGATATTTACCATTATACTCCTGGGATCACTGCCATCATGGGGATAATCAGGCTAGTGAAAAACCTAAAAACAGAGAGTGCTGGTGTGAGTATTCCAATCACGAACGACAAGAATGGTTACACTGTCCGATAGAAAAACCATTTGAAAATAGTTATCGCTTTAACTTCTGCCCAGTTTGTGGGAAGGAATTACAGAGAGAGGTAGAAAAGGCAAAACCTAAGGATAAGTTTTTAGGTGTAGATGTTGGAATTACTCACAGAGAATCTAAAGATATGAATTCAAGCTGGAGAAACTTTTGAAATCTTGTAAACGAAGGTAAACCTCATCTGTCAGTTTGTGGTAAGAATTTAGAGGTGAAATTAGATGAGATGGTCTAAAGGAAAATCTTTTTAAGTTTAGGGAGGAGGCGGTGTGACTTGTTACTAGGACTTTTAGGAAAAAAACAGTCTGGAAAATCTACAGTTGCCTCGTTGCTAATGAAGGATTACAACTTTGTTAAAATATCTTTTGCTGATAGATTGAAGATGATTGTTTCAATGGTTTATAGTATACCGTTAAGTTATTGTTTCAATAATAAGGATTTTGAGGTTATGCCTAATTTTACTGTGAGGAATTTGTTACAGAAATGGGGAAATTTAGGGAGGCAGGTTTACAAAGATTCCTGGATTTTACCTGTAAAAGATTTTATTAATTCTGATTTGTGTAAGGGTAAAAATATCGTGATTGATGATGTTAGGATGAGCAACGAAGTTCTTTTTATTCAGAAGGAAAGTGGTAAATTGGTTAGAATAATACGGCCAGAGATTCAAGAGATTCAAGAACAGGATAGAGATGTTTCAGAAACAGAACAAGATTCTATTATTGTTGATGCTGTTTTGGTTAATGATGGAAGTTTAGATTACTTGAAAAGAAAACTAGTTTTAACTTTAGATCAGCTTAATAAACCAAAGATTTTGCTTAAAAAGAGGAGACAACTTTTTTGAAAAAGTTATTTATTGATACTGAAACTACTGGTTTAGATCCTGAAAAATCTGGATTATATCAAATTGCGGGTATAATTGAAATTGAATCTGAGGAACATCTCCTTATTACAGAAGAATTTGACTTGTTTTGTAATATCTTCGACAATGATGTTGTCTTAGAAGAATCTCTTGAAAAAAATAACATGACAATTGAAATGATTAGAACATTTAATAATCCAAGAGATGTATATAAAGAATTTACAGGAATTTTAAGTAAGCATGTTAATAAGTTTAATCAGGCAGATAAGTTTTTGGTAATCGGATACTTTTCAGATTTTGATAATCAGGTTCTTAGGTCATGGTTTACTAAAAACGATGATAAGTATTTTGGAAGTTGGTTCTGGCATCCTTGGTTAGACGTATCTCAAATTGTTACCTATTTTTGTCAAGACTATAGATTAGTGTTTCCTAATTTTAAATTAGAAACTGTGGCGGATTTGCTAGAGGTAAAAGAAGATAAAAATGGAGATTTTCACAATGCACTGTACGATGTTAAAGTAACTCGTTCAATTTATCATAAGTTTGACGACATTCTAAAAACTTACTGGGAGGAGGTGTGACTTTTTCAACTGAAAAAACTTTTCAAAAAGTAAAGAAATGGAATGATCGGCTTTCTACAGGATCTCTTTATGAACGAATTTTATACGACCCTAAATATTTTTTAGAATCTGTGGTTTCAATAGTAGATAAAAATAAAAGAACGGTTCCGTTTGTATTTTTGCCGTCCCAAAACAGATACTATAAAGAAAAAACTCTTAGAGATATAATTCTAAAACCCAGGCAACTTGGATTTAGTACAGCTATAATTGGGTTATTTCTTCATGATACTATGTTTGTTCCCAATACTATCTCAATTATAGTAGCCCATACGGAACAAGATGCTGCAGATTTATTTGATAGAGCTAAATTTATGTTTAACAGCATTCCAGAATTATTGAAACCTCATGTTAAGCGTTCTAATAAAAAAGAGTTATTTTTTGACGTAATAAATTCAAAATTTACAATAGGTTCTGCAGAAGCTAAAGAATTTGGACGTTCAAAAACAATAAATAATCTTCACTGCTCTGAAGTTAGTGCTTCAGCTTGGAAGGAAGAGTTTTTTAATGGGTTATTAGAGTCTGTTCCATCGGGTGGTAGAGTTGTTCTAGAATCTACGGCAAGAGGTGAGGGAAATATATTTCATCAGTACTATATTAAAGCACGAGATGGTGAGAATGAATACAAAGCCCATTATTATAGATGGTTTGAACATAATGAATATCAAATACCGGTATTAACTGGTGAAAAACTACATTTAACTGAGGAAGAAACTGAATTAAAACAGCATTATAGATTAGCTATGTCTCAAATAAAATGGAGAAGAAATAAGATTGAAGTTTTAGGTAAAAAATTTATTCAAGAATATCCAGAAAGAGATGATGATACTGCATTTCTTAAAACAGGTTCTCCAGTCTTTGATGTAGAGTTATTGGATAGTATAGATAAACAGTTAGAAAAACAAGAACCTACTGAAATATGGCTTGGTGGTGATTTGTTTATTCATAAAATTGCAGAACCTAATGCTAGATACTTCATAGGAATAGATCCATCAGAGGGAGATGTTAATTCTGACTATGGAACTGCTGTCGTTGTTAGAGGTTTTCCGTTTCCAATAGAACAGGTAGCACTTTTACATGGGCGTTGGTCTCCCGATATGCTTAGTGAAAAGATTCATAGAATAGGAAAAGCCTACAATGATGCTATTTTAGTGGTAGAACGAAATAACCATGGACACGCAGTTCTTTTAAATCTTTCTAATGGTATTGTTCGAAATGGAGTCGTAAAATATCCATCATATCCTAGAATTTATACAGGTCCTGATAGAAAATTAGGGTGGCTTACAACTGGATTAAGTAAGGTTCAAATGATAGAAGAACTAGATAGAGCTATTCGTAGTGAAACATTAAGGATTAATAGTAAAGAATTTATAAAAGAAGCTAAACGATTTGCCTATTTAAAGCAGGATAAAATGGGTGCTCCATCTGGTGCTCATGATGATATAGTTATGGCTATGGCTCTTGCATTAATGGGGATTATGGGGTCAAGTTTTGATTTTAGCTTTGGGTAAAACTTTGATAATTAAAATTTTAAAAGAATCTGGTTACAAAGAAGCATTACTTGGGATTTCTTTGTCTTATGGGAAATCTTTAAACTATGTTATAAATAATAAAGTAGATGTTAAATTGGCTAAATTAGAAGGAGGTCACAATAAGTTTTTAGAAAGTATTTTTATTTGGATAGATATCACAGCTCCACGTTTTGTTTGGAGTGAAATGGATACATTTAGACTTACCACTAAACAGAGTGAGAGTACAATACATACATTAGGTAAAAGACATTTAGAACAGACTGATTTTGAATATGATATTTCGCCTAAAATTCTTAATTATATTAATGATTTAATTGATAAAAAAGTATCTTTACCACATTTAAAAAATATATTACCAGAGGGTTTTTTGCAGAGACGTATTTGGGTAATGAATTACAAGGTTCTTAGAAATATTATAAGTCAACGTAAAAGCCATAAATTACCTCAGTGGAGACAGTTTTGTGGTTATATGATTAGCAATGTTGAGCATTTTTTATATTTAGAAGATTTATGGGCATGAATGGAGATTTGGACATGTATAAGGAAGAGAAAGGAGGTCAGGATGCAAGGACCGTGGGGACCATCCCAGATCTCCTCTAGAAATATATCTCGGAAATAGCTTCGGCATTTTTCAAATTCTTAGTTTTTCTGAAAATCTTTTACAGTTTAAATCTAGTAAAACCTATTTAATATGAATAGAATAAAGGTCATTTTGGAAACCAGAAGTGATGGTTATTTACAAGCGGTGGAATGCTAATACGCTACGTGAGTTGATAGATGGGCTGTCCACGGAATACCACAAATCATCTAACGCTCCTGGGCGTCCGTTGGAGTGAGTGGCTATGACTTGGAGGAGAATATGACTTTAACTGAAAGACTCGAAGAATATACAAAAACCCATGATGATACAGATATTTGCGTGTATTGTGGTAAACCAAATTGTGATAAGATTGCATTACCCGATTTGTCGTACTTTGACCATCCTGAACGTAATTTTTCACCTGGTGATCTGTGCCATTCGGAATGTGAACAAGAATTGATGAGGTCTGTCGAGAGAATCTTATCTGTATAACTTAGAGGTCAGCGGCGTGTGCTGGAGTGACTGGTTATGCTTTTATTTATTTGGAGGAAAAATGAATCGAGAAATGTACTGGTGCAAATATGGCAGCGGACGTAACTGCAACAATCCAAACAAAAGCGGGTATCTTTGTTGTAATCCTCATCGGGTGAAAACGTGCAATGCCTATAAACGAATGACGAATCAATGCCATGAGCATATGATGAGCAATTGCCGAATTGCCGGTGCAGGAGGACGGGGACGATATATAATACCGGAAGGAAGCTATATTGTATAACGCAGAGGTCACGGGGCTGTCACCCGTCCGCTGGAGTGAATTGTTATGTGAGGGTTTATCTTTATGAAACAGGAAATCATTGAATATCTACCTTCAAAAGGTTGTAGACGGAAAAAATGTTATGCTCCCGTAACAGAAAGAGAACACGAATTTGATTCTGAAGGCCGGACGCCAACTGGTGCTTTAGGTTCATATAATTTAAAGTGTGGGCCTATCGTTTTTAGGCGCATCTTCCGGAAATGCCTAAATAGAGATTATCCACAATGCAGAGAGAAATATTAATTCCATATAACGACTGAACTAAGCCACCGTCTACCGTGATTAAATTCGGCACAGCTAATCATGGTCGGATTTCAGTGCATTGTTAGATTCTCGTTTTTGGAGAAAATGATGGATTGGCAAATTTGTGGATTTTGTGGAAGAGATTTAAAAAATGGAGAGGATTGCCTGCATCAGGATGATTTTGGGAGATACAATATGACAATATCCGGTACAACATTAGATTCATACAATCGTGAGATGAAAAGCATTAATGAAGTTAAGGTAAGGTCAAAACATCCAGAATGTTGGAAATATTCTGCGGGAATATAACACAGAGGTCAGCGGCGTTCCTGGGCGTCCGCTGGAGTGCCTTGTTAGACATCTTGGAGAGATATTATGACAGAAGAATGGATAGATTATGATGATATTTATGATGGAAAATGTGAAAGGTGCGGTAATGATCAAAAAGTCCGTCGTGTAATAGATCCTTTCGTCAGAGAAGGCATAATTGATGATGATGGGAAATATCATATTTGGTGCTACGAATGTTATGATCAACGATTAATGGATGTCTAACAACTGATTATACAGAAAAAATTCTGTATAGCACGGAGAGTGAAATGGTAAAACTTTACGCATGGCAGCCAAACGGACACGGAGAATACGTACCACCGGAAACAGACTTGAGTGATTTGTTATGTTGCCCGTTTTGTGGAAAGCAACCTGAAACATATTGGGATAATAGCATAGGTGAAGAATACTATAGAGAGGGATTTAATATCAAGTGCTGCCATGTCCACGTTTATGCAATTTACAAAGAAGAGGCGATTGAGAAATGGAATCGTAGGGCAACATAATAATCTTGGGAGGAATTATGAAAAGAGCAACCGAGAAAATCGTTGAAGGGTTCCAAAAACCTACTTGGGAGGATTGCCGTCCATCCTCTGTTAGACATGATTGGGATGGAATCATGAAGCTATGGGATACCTGGAGGAAGTATATCAAAACTGGAGGCACAGCCTCGTGGCCCAGGGATGAGTTTGAGATGTTGGTGGATGGCTATGAGGAAAATATCAGGGATGGTGAGGTTGAAAGATCACGCCTATCTAAACTTCTGATCGAGGCAAGGGTCAGGATTATGGGGTTGGAGGAAGAACTTCGGGTTAAAAAACAACGTATTAGAGGCTAACGTAAAGGTTTTGGAGTCTAACACCGGAAAGGAGGAAGAAGAAGTTAAAAAAAATCAGAACAGACGTGGGATGATTGCAGACCAGCCTGAAAACAAAATATATACCTATGATAGTTTACGTGGATAACCCATTGGAGGTGACAAACATGGCAACAAGCTCATCACTACAAAAAGCAGCACAAGCGTGGTGTACTCCCACTACCAGTTTATCTTCCATGTCCCCTTCCATTAGGATTGATTGGTCATGGAGTTACTATCGGAATTTCATTCTATAGAACTCTTATCCCTAAATTTAAAATAGGGGATCTTGCAAAACGATTAGTATATATACTAGAGAAGAAGGGTTCAAATGTAATAGTGTTTCCGAATTTTAAACATTGTGATATTCAAGAGCTCGAGCCGGATCAAATGAATTCAATCTTAACAACTGGAATTGGAACATTAAATATTATTCCTAATGGAAAATTGGATGTAAAGAATATAAGAATTCAAGGAAGAGTTCCTACATCATCATTTTCATCTTTAGAATCAAATGCAGATAATTTAGATATAAGTCTAATAGATGAATCTGGATCGACTCTAGATATTATAGTTGAACCAAAAAGAAAAGGAACTAATCTTCAAACATTAGGTGGTAAGATATGGAATGATTATTTAATTAAGAAACTTAATTTTAATAATCTATTTTGTGATAATGATGGTAAAGTAAACTCATACGGAGTAGATGAGATATTAATTAATAATTATAATCTTTGGAAATATTCTGTAAAGCTCAAACATGTAGATGACTATAATAAGTTATCAAATAAGAAAGTTGAGCTAATGGTTGTTCAAATTATTAGACATATTTTTGAACAATATAAATCTCATAAAGTAGAGGATATTATCAGCAAATATCACGAATTGAAGAAAACCTGTGATGTTAGTATTGAGATTGATATATTCGATATTGATAGAAATCTATGGTTAAAAGAAATTAAACAAATTGTCGATCAAGATATCATTGATATATGTAATAAGAGATCTATTAAAAATTTAATAGAAACAATAGTAGATGTTCAAAAAGTTGAAAGTGAATTAGTATCGGCAAGATCTCTTATTGATAACAGTGAAATGAACTGTTTTAATAAAATCAAAGAACTATGTTAAGGGAGAAATATGGAAAAGGTTAATATCAAAAA